GAAAAAACCTGTTTGGATTAAAGTTTCGAACGAAAGAATTTAAAATTATGAAAATTGAAATAATATTCCCTGCTGTATTTAGTGCTTTAATGATAATTACGGCACTTCTAATCTTCTTAGACAGAAAGTATCCTATAGTGAGCTATAACATTGCAGTAAATGTAACAGATGTATATAGCAAGACACATAAAGAAACTTATTATGTCACGATCAAAACAAGGTTTAAATCTTTATGCTTATCGAAGGCTAAAAAAGAAGTTAAGAAAATACAAACATCTTCTTACATGGAGATTCACACAATATTAAATGATTTATAGTGTGAAGCACGATTTTGTAAATATATCGCATGGTTTTGATTATCCATTATTGCCACTTTCAGATATTGAACAGTCAACAATTAACAACGTGGTAAACTTTGTAATGTCGGATAATTCAGATACTTTATTTAGGCTTGACCACGACGACACAAAAAAGATAGTGTTATTTCACACAATAGAAATTGATAGTAAGTACTTTTCGGTTAGATATAATGCTTATGTAATGAATACTACTTTGTATTATTATGTCGTTACAGTAATGGAATTAACAGAAGATGAATTTCTTGAAAAATGGGTAATTGAGCAACAAAGAAAGATACTTAATTAGTGTAAAAAAATCATTACCTTTGGCTATATAACAGACTAAAGGTAATGATTATGAATATATTCGGATATAAATTTTTTGAGAAAATAGCTAAAGAATCAGTTATTTCAGAAGCAAAACAAGAATCTATAGATATTTTATTAGAAGTTCTTGAAAAATACGAAAAGAGTAGATTTGACCAATCACCAGTTACGGTAACAGTTCCAGCCAAAGCAGGAAGAAGTTCAGTTCCAGAAAATACAAATCAATTTTTCGGTAGCTCATTATCCCCTATTCCAGTAGACTATCCTTTTAATTTACTTCCAATGCTTGAGAATCTTCAAGTGTATAATCGACATATATCTTATGCCGTTGAAAACATAGTAAGTCTAGGGAACAATGGTTTTACTGTAGATTATGGTTCAGGTAAATCTAGCTCAGAGATTTCTAAAATGAAAGAACATATTGACTCAGTAATGGGTGGATGGTATGAGCATTCTGACGGTGTTAATGGACTCGTAGTAGATTTGTTTGTTCAAGCGTGTGTATTTGGTTGTATAAGCTCAGAAAGAGTAATAAAAGACAATCTAAGCGGTATAAAGAAGATTGTAAGAGTGTCACCTGTTAATGTCAGATTTGCATACGATAAGGAAAATGATACATTCATACCGATGCAACAAAATGTAAATCAAGCTTACGGAAGTTCTGGAGGTTACATTGAATTGAATATAAACACCTATTCATATATCGCACTTAAGAGATACAAAAATACACCTTATGGTGTAGCTCCTTACTTTTCTGCAATAGAAGACTTACTTACAGAAGGCGACATGATTAACGGCTTTCGTAACATGATGAAAAGAGTGGGTATGTTGGGGTTTTTAAGCGTATTAGTTAAAGCACCTAGACAAGATGAAGGGGAAACACCCGAACAATATAGAACTAGATGTAGTGAATATCTTCAATCAACATTACCACAGGCAGAAGCATCATTTAGTAAGGGTATAGCCGTTGGTTTTGAAGGTAGTCATAAGTTTGAGATTTCTGGTAACAACATGAACACTCAAGGGGCAGAGGGTTTGATGGATATTGTTAAGAAGCTTGTATTTGCAGGAACGAAACAAGATCCGTCAATGTATGGTGAGAATTTCAGTACTACAGAATCTTTTGCAAAAGTAATCTTAACAAAGATGTCTAAGCAAGTTGAAAACTATCAAACTATAGTAGCGACATTCTTAGAGGTCTGTATTGTACAAGAGTTATTACTAGCAGGGTTCAATCCAAAAACTATAAAAGTTAAATTCAACAGGCCATTAGTTTATGATGAACAAAAAGAAGTTGATACTCAAAATAAAAGATTCGATTTACATAAAAAAGAATATGAACAAGGTATAATTGACCAGGTGAAATTTGCTAATTTAATGGGATATGATAAACCTAAAGAGAAAGAGCCTAGAGTTTCAGTAAATCCAGTTGTTCCAGTTAAAGAAGATAAGCCAAACAAAGAAGAATTGATAAAAGCAATAAAAGGAAACACACCTCAGTTTAATTATGATATTCCAAGTGGTTGTGATGATACTTTGTCATTTGCAGAATATACAGACTTTGGAGATTCGTTTATTAACTCTAAAACTAAAAGATACATAAACAAAATCAATGAACAATTTCAGAAAGCAGTAAAGAAAGCAAAGCCAAATCTTGAAAGTCAGATTAAAAAGTTTGACCATTCAACGGATTTAAAAACGTGGCAAGATGCAGTTATAACCTCTCTATTTATGGATTGGCAATCTAACTTTAGTTCTAAAATTGCAGATACAATTGATTCAAACGTAGAGCAGTTATATAACTACTCAAGAAAGAACGACAATGTATTTAGACAGGCTAAAAACTTCAAAAAGGAAACAAGCTCATTCTTTGATATTCCAGAATCAGTATTTGGAACATTAGATTACAGAACTATCGAATACTTGAAAACAGTAGACGGCATTTGGCTAGGTAAATTCATTACAGACCAAGATACTATTGATAGAATGAATAAATGGGTAGCACAAGCCTTTGAAGATGGTAATTTACCTATTGGAGACAACATGAGTACTCAAAAGTTTCTAAATGAGTTTGAAAAGACTGTAAAACTAGAATCTTGGAAAATAAGACGAATAGTAGAAACAAATGTAAGCAAGTCTAGGACGTTCGGAAATGTAAACTACATGAATCAAGCACAAGTAACAAACTTTGAAGTAGTTGAAGTTATGGACTCGAAAACATGTGAATATTGCTCTCATGCTGATGGTATGATAATGTCGGTTAAAAGCTATGTAGACGTGATAGACAAAGTAACTTCAAGCGATCCAAGTGAGATAGACAACATCACACCGTTTGCAACAAAATACAAGCCAGATGACTTTAAAAAGTTAACAGCTAGTGAGGTTCAAGGATTGGGTATGATGACTCCTTTCCATTGTTTTTGCAGAGGTCGCATAGTTAGTGATTTGTAATTAGTTAGTAATTTATATATTTTAGTAAAAAAATAAAGCCATGACGAAAATAAAAGGCAATTTAAAAATCAACTTCTGTAGTGCGGTTGATAGTGATATGATAAATCATAGTTCTAGTTTGGCTAAAGAAATGATTTTGGCTAAAGGGGGAAGCTTTGATTTACCTATGGATGCTCTTAATCCAGTAATATCAGATGATGATTTTGTAGAGTTCCCATTTAGGCAACTTTCAGCTACATTAGTGGGTGGCGGTTCGTGGAAAGCAACTGATTTCTCAGATGAAAAGGTGCTGAAAGCTTCCATGAAATTATTGGAAGAGAAGCCAGTATATTTGAACCATGATTTACGTGTAGGAAACGAAATAGGAGTTGTAGGAAAAGCGAAGTGGTCAACTTCATACGTGAACAAAAAAGGCGTTAAAATACCTGCTGGAATAGATGCCCCTATGCGAATAGATGGAGTATTATATCCTCAATATGTCCGCAAAATGAGCGGTAAAACACCGAGTGTTAAATCATCTTCTGTAACGGTGAACTTCGAGTGGGAAGCATCACATGAATTTGAAAGACCAAATGACTTTTATTGGCACTTAGGTGAAATGATAGATGGAACTATGGTACGTAGAATTGTAACAAAGATTACAGACTATTATGAGAGTTCTTTAGTTTGGCTAGGAGCTGACCCTTTTGCAGGTATCTTAGATGAAGATGGAGAGGTCAAATATGTAGATATGGATGGGGTTGTAAGTTTACAAGCATCACAACCTATAAAAGAATTATTTGATTCTCAAAATAAGTTTGTTATTGATTTTTGCTTAGGTCGTAAAAAATCATTAAGTTTGGGAAAATCGGAAAATAATTTAAATGAAAACGAAATGAATGAAGTTTTAGAAAAATTAGCTCTCTCTTTAGGTGTTAAAGCAGAAGAGTTAACTCCTGAAATGATTGCTCAGTATTCATTTTTGAAAGTTGAAGAACTTGACAAGTTAAAATTAGATGCTGAAAAAGGTAAGGACACAACAGAATTAGATGCTATCACTAGCCAATTAGATACAGCGAATTTGTCTGTTGATAATTTGACAAAGAAAGTATCTACTTTGGAATCTGAGGTTGTTACTTTGAAAGCTGACAAATCTAACTTAGAAACTAAGGTTACTTCTTTAACTGCAAAAGGTGAATTTGCTGATTCAATCTTTGAGAAAAGAAAGAGCTATGCTGTTGAGTTATACAGAAAGAGCTACGGAGACAAAGCAAGTGACACTATAGTAGAAGAGCTTAAAGGCGAAACGTCTTTAGAAAAGCTTGAAGTTAAAATAGAAATGTTTGGCGGTAAGGCTATCAACACATTTGGAGGTAAATGTAAAAAATGCAAATCGAACGAGATTGAATTTCGTTCTTCGCAAGAAGATGATTCAAGTTTCGGAAACGAAGATTTAGCAGATGATTCAATGTCCTTCATTGATAAAGTAATTAGTAATCATTAAAATAAAATAAAGACATGAGTACAGGATCAATTCAGTCAGCAAGTAAGACCTTATATAAAAATAAGGCTGGCATTATGTGCCAAACATTTATAGCGTCCGCTGATTTAGTTCAAGGACAGCCAGTAAAGATTTCAGGTAACGGAACAGTAGCTCCAGCAGGTGCAACTGATTTAGCTATCGGATATTGTGAAGTAGGTGGTTTAAATGGAGAAATAGTAACAATTAACGTTACTATCTATTCAATAGATGCCTTAGTTATCATGAAAGGTGGTACAGCTACAGCAGGTGGTTTTGTAGTGCATAATGGAACAGTTACAGGTGGAGTTCCTGAAGTTGTTACAGCAGTAAGTACAAACAAAGTAAAAGGTATTATTCTTTCAGGTGGTGCGGCTAATACTGAAATCAGAATAGGATTGTTAAATTTTGAGAAAGTAATTGCTTAATAGCGTTACTTTGATAAAATTGTTTTAAATTTTAAATAAAAAAAGACATGGCGGTATTAGAGCTAGGTAAATTGAAAGAACACAATTTATCATTAAAGAAAAACAATCACGGAACAGAGAAGCATGTAGATGTTACTGAAACCGTATTGTCAGAATTACCTAAGTTTGCAAGTGCTTTGGTTTCTTTGAGAAAAGGAACGGCAGAAAACAAAAAAGGTAAAAAAATGAATCCTGTTGATATTTCTTTCGAGAAAGCTGTCAACATGTATTTCGATACTGACGTTAAGACATTATTGTCTCAACTAGGTATTCACACTAATTCAATGTCTCTTTCGGATGCTTGTCAAGTATTAGGATATGACAACTTGAATTTATCATCATTTGAAAATATGATGCTTGAGCATTCTACGATGATGAATGATTCAGTTTCAGGTAACACAAGTCAAATAAGTGAAGCTTATAGATTTTTGATTCCTGAATTGATCGGTACAGCAATTAGAACAGGTTATGTTCATAGTGCATTACATACAAATTGGATTGTGTCAAGTCAAAACATCTCACAAAGAAGTATTAAGATGCCACAGATTTTGCGTGGTGACGGTATGCCTTCTATCGTGAATGAAGGAGCAGATATTCCAATGGGTTCTGTAGCATTCGGTCAAAAAGAAGCTAAAGTTTTCAAAGTAGGTACTGGTTTTACTATTACTTATGAATTGTTGTTTGAAAGTTCAATGGATATTTTATTTATCTTCTTAGGTGAAGTAGGTAATGATATGGCGATTGGTGCTGACGTATTGGCAATGAGTACTTTGATTAATGGTGAGCAAAGTGATTTATCAGAGTCAGCTCCTGTAATTGGTGTTGAAACTACTTCTTCTTTTGCTTATAAAGACATCAAAAGAGCGTTCACAAGAGGTAAGCGTTTAGGTCAGCCTTACACAAGAATCATTACAGGTGAAGACGATGGAATCAACATCACAGGTATTGATAAGTTTGAAGGATTTAACGGTGGTACTAATCTATCAAGCATCCGTTCAATCATCGGTGTTCCAGAGGTGTTCGACATTGACACTCACGTGCCACCTGCGAATCAAATTATCTTTGTTTCTCCAGAGAAAGCAATGGTTAAATTGGTGTACAGAGGATTGATGACTGAAAGAGTTAGAAATCCGAAAAATCAAACAGAAGAGTTGTATATCTCTGACCATATCGGTTTTGCGATTGTTAAGAGAGATGCACGTTTGATTTTGGATAAGTCAATAGCTTTTGCTTCTAACGGATTCCCTACGTACATGGATATTGATGCAAGAATTGCTTCTGGATTCAAAACGTTTTAATTAAATTTTAAACAATATTAAAGGGGTTGGTTTAATTACCAATCCCTTTTTTAGCAAACAAAACAAACATGGATAAAGTAATTATAAAATTAGCAAAGAAAGACACGTCTTTTTATGACGGAAGTCAATCAGATGGAGAATCTCAAAAGCTAGTAGGTGGACAAGTTAAGGTACTGGATAAAACACCTTATGTTAAGTTGTTGATGGATAAGGGAGCTTTAGTTGTAGCTGACAAAAAAGAACTTGAAGATTACAACACTTCTATTGAAACATCTAAAGTTGTAGTCGAAACTGCTGACAATTCAGAGTTGTTGGCTGAATTAGAATTAGCTAATTCAGCAATTGAAAATTTGACTTTAGAAAACACATCTTTGAAAGAAGATTGTTTGGCTTTAGAAGAAGAAGTTAAAAAATTGAAAGAAGACTCATTGAAAACAAAAGGTAAATAGATTATGAAAGTCATTGTAGGATTAAAAGACCAACGAACATCTTTAAAAATTAAAGGCAAATTACTTACAGGATCAAGCACTATCTCTTTAGAGAAAGACGATGAGGTTGTAAAGTATATGAACGCTGGTATTTTAGATTTTAAAATGATTGACACATCTATAAAAGAACCAGGAGAATTGCTTTGTGAAATACTGCAACCACCTAAAACAAAAGGTTCTATAAAAAGAAAACGTAAATAATAAAAAAAGCCTTTGCAAATTGTAAGGGCTTTTTTTATATCTTTGATATTATGGCAATAGGAACTATTAATGATGTAGTATTCAGTAGGGTTACATGGTTAACATCTACAGATACAGACGATATAGCAAAGGTTGATACTTTTGTAGGTCAAACACAATATTATTTACAGGCTTATCTCTTAAAGTCTGATGTAGATACAGAAGATGAAGGTACTTACACTAGCAAAGAAAGACTATTAACTGGCTTAATGACTTCTTATACATTAGTCACCAATAAGATAATGGAAAATACTGGTGGTGTAAATGGCTCAGCTCCTACACCCGCTAAAGTGTTGAAGAAAGCAAAGGCAGATGTTACAGAAGCAGAGTTTGAGGTTCTTAAAGCAGAAGATGGAGGTTTCTTAATAGCAACGGCAACACAAATACAAGATGCTTTGAAAGGTGAAATATGTCAGTTGGCAATATCAATGAATATAAGACTGCCTTTGTGTGGTACACCTCTTTTAACAAGTCCAAATGATGCTGGAGCTTTGCCTTTTTTATTCACTTGTGGAAATACTAACTGCTGTTAATTATGAGCGATCAATTAAGTCAATCAGATTGGGATGAGTTTGATTCAGCTATCAAAGACATTAGAGACACATTCTTTAAAATAGATATTGTTATCAGTAGATTTGTAGAGAACTATTCGAGCTTTTATGGTAGAGAAAAAAGCGATGTCACAGATAAAACTGATTTTAACCTTAAAGCTTTGGCAATTTATGATAAGGATTCAAAATCTTTAAATGAAAGAAATGCTTTTGGTAATTTAGATTTATCAGAAGGGTATCTGTTGATTTATTACAAAGATTTGGTAGGTGCTAATTTAGTTGATTTGGTAAACAAGAAATATACTATTGATACTACTGTTGATGAAGTATCTTTTAGAGGGGATAATTACACATTGATAGGTGGAGCAGAAGTAGGTCCTTTTGAAGATAGATTCGCATTGGTTAAATTATTCTTTAAAAGGAGGGTTCAAAATGGCTAGTGGAATGAAGAAAACGGGTAATTGGGGTCAAGTAAACAAGATAGTTAATCATTTATCTGGTGACATTAATAAAGGTACTCAGGTAGCACTTAAACAAGTTGGACTTAAAGCCGAATCAATAGCAGTAAAACACATTAAAAATCAAGATTTAGAATGGGAAGATTTAGATGAAGATTATAAAGAACGTAAAGGAAAGAAAGGTTTATCAACAAAGACATTAGTATCCACTAGTGATTATATGAACTCTATTACTTCTAATTCAGATGGCAAAACAGCTTTTGCAGGAGTTAAGAAAGACGTTAAAAGCAAAGATGGAACTGAAATTATAAGTATTGCAGCGGTTCACGAGTTCGGTACTGATAACATCCCAAAAAGGGAATTATGGAAACCTACATTTGAAGAAACATTGCAATGGGTTATAGATAAAAAGGTATTTCAAACAGAGGTTTTGAAAAAAATAAATAAAAGGAAATGATAGAAATTAACGACATAGACATAAGCATAGCAGTAAGACTAGAAGATGTAATTTATAAATATGGTTTCTTTCCTAATATAAATGATTTTAAGCCGTTTCCAATTGACAATGTGCTATTTGGTCAAGCTGTTGAAGCAATTAGAACTGGTGGTAAAATACCTATACGAGTTCACATACCTGCCACACCATACAAAAAAGGAAAGGTAGTAGATTCTATAATCGACATTAGAAGAAACTACTTTACAAAGGGAAGTTTCGGTTCTGGAAATCCTATTGAAATAGTTCAAAATGGAGCTAAATTTGATAAGGTAAGACATCAAGATTTAGCTTGTAATATTGAATATGAATTGAGGTTTATATGCAATACTGAATACAATCATTTAGCTATTGACAAGATTATAATGGAAGCATTTGGATTTAGAACATGGATTCAAGCGTATGATTCTAATAGAGACAAAATAGAAGGTTGTGGTTTTGAATTTGCTAGTTTTGGAACACCTACAGACTTAAAAGACCCTGACAGAGTAGAAAGAATGTATCGCTTTATGGCTAAAGATTTGTTTGTATATGAACCTGAAATATTACATGCAGGAATAAAACCAATTAATACTATTGGAATTGATTTAGTAATTAAAAAAGATACAGAAACAGACAACGAATCAACTGACAATGATTTAATTGAGTTTGAAATTGTAACTGACTAAAAAAAAGATTATTATTGTAATCGAGCGTAGTTTTTGTTTAAAATAAAAAGATAAGAAATGACACAGCAGTTAAGTGGAGTTCCTAAGGCAGTTGCTAATGTTGTTGATAGTACCCTTGTATTCAATAGGGATTCTATTTCAAACATTTGCGTGCAAGGAGTGACCAAAAGAGGTAAGGTTGGTAAGCCTGTTTATGTGCGTAATAGTACCGAATTTACTAGAGAATTTGGAGGTGATGTAGATGGAAGTGATTTTCCTTTATATTGTCGTAGAATTTTAGATGCAGGAGGTAAACTTTGGGTATCAAGAGCAGGTCATTATACAGATGTTGCAGATAAAACAACTCTGTCAGGTACTAAAGGTACTGTAACCGTTGGAACATTAACGACTGCTGAAACATTGGCACAAGCAACTGTAGTAGTTACTAATGCAGGTACAAACGTGAATACATTCACAATTGAACATGATGGTAATACTTTAGCTACTTATGATGTAGAAACAAGTGATACTATCTTAAATGTTGTTACTGGTTTACTTGCATCATTTGCTAACAATACAGACGGATATACTTTAGTGAGTTCTAATAGTACATCTATTGTTATTAAAGCACCTGTTGGAACTGGAGCTACAGTAAATACTGACGCTTTAGAAATCAATGTTGCAGGTGGTGGAGCAGGAGCAGGTACAGATGGTACATTTACTGGTGGTGTAACTGCCGTAGGTGAAGCTATCAATTTCATTGCGGAAGAAGTGGGAAGTGGTTACGATGGTACGGTTATTCAAGTTGTTAACGCTTCAAGCGGTGCAAGTGGTAAATATGACATCAAAGTAACAGCAAAAGACAGCGATACTACACAAACTTATAAAGACTTTCCTACTGGTGCTACAAGTGGTCAAATAGCTACTTTTAATAGTAAGATGAAATATGTACAGATTGTAAGTGTATTGTCAAATCCTTCTGTAGGTACTGGTTCTATTGTTGGTGGTATTCAAGATATTTCTTTGATTCTTCCAACTGATTACAACGGTTCAAAAGTTGGTCAGACTGGTTGGTGGTCATTTGGCAATGTTACTAATGCTATGAGAATAGCTAATATCTCTATTTCTGACCCTGTTGTTGACTTAGGTTTAGCTTCTTATGTAGCAGATAGAGGTGATATGAGATTCCATATTGCAAGTCCAATAAATGCAACTCCTGAAACTGTTAAAGATTACAGATTAGGAGAAGGTATTTACACACATCAAGCAATTGACGATTGGAGAGGTTCTTTAATCGCAGGACAAGTAAACATCACAGATGAAAACGATTCTCAAAGAACATTCAATATCCCTGCTTTAGTAGATTACTTAGGTTTAAGAGCAAAAGTAGATACTGAATTTGGTGCTTGGATTACTGCAACTGGTTCAACTAGAGGTAAGGTAACAATGCCAAATAACGGAGTTGATGAAGTGAATTTTATTTCACCTGCATATTCTGACATCGCTGACGAATGCTTTACAGAAGGTGTAATGGCGATTGTAGATGATGAAACTTATGGAACTGTTGCGTGGGGCAATAAATCATTATTGAGAGATAGAAGCAAGTTATTGAACGCTGAAAACGTTGCTGACTTAGCTATGTTCTTGAAAAGAAGTTTAGAGCCTATAGCAAAGAAATATATTTCAGAGCCAAATGATCCTTCAACTTGGAGAAAGCTATACAGGGAAGTATTACCTTTCATCGGTTCGTTGGAAACTGGTAGAGCAATTGTAGGCGGTGAAGGAAATGGTTGGTTTTGGATTGGCGACCAAGATGCCGTAACATCATTACAAGCAACATTCAATACACAAGAAGATATTACAGCAGGTATTTACAAAGTAAGATTTGTTTTTATCCCTATAAGAGCTATCGACTTTATTGGTATTGATGTTACTATTACAGATGGTAATGCTATTGTTTCTGTTGTAGAAGGTACATTGTAAAATATTAAACATTAGAAAGATATGGCAGGTATAATAACACCTAGAAAGAAATTCAGATTTATTCTTGAATTAGATGGAGCGGATAGTTTCCTTGTGCAGGAAATTACACCTCCAGATGTCGAATTAGCAATTGTAGAGCATGGTAGTCCTGGCAATATGCCAAACGGTAAATCGGCAGGTAAAATGAAAGTTGGAGACTTAGTTTTGAAGAAATTAAAACCAGCGAACAGAAAAGATACGTGGGCTTGGGGCTTGATGGCTACGGCTATGATAGAGCCTATGTCTAGTGCGTTTAAAACTGGGTTCTTGAAAGAGATGTCTACTGACATGGTGACTCCATTACAGTCTCATTATTTGGGTAACTGTTGGGTTAGCAAGATTACAAATGATGGGTATAAGTTAGATGATAGTGAGAACATTATGCAAGAGGTTACTTTTGCAGTTCAGTATTATTATCCTACTGATAGTCCACAGTTTACGGCTATTTTCGCAAGTTCAGGAGCTAAAGCGATGGGTCAAGCATTTGGATTGGGTAATTCATAGTTTACACAATAAACTAAAACAACAATATAAAAAACCTCTTCTTGAAAGAGGTTTTTTTGTTTATATTGCAAGTGAATAAACAATCAAATAAAACAATTATGGCAAGAACTAAGAAATTTGTATTACCTTCTGGTGTAGGTATTACAGTAAGGTCACTTAAAGGAAAAGACCAAGGAACATTAACAAATCAAAGTAATACTAATCCAAATGATGCTATCAATGAGATGTTAGCTAGTTGTATTATTCAGTTAGGAGATGTAACTAATGTTACTGTTAACGATGTTGAAAAGATGCTAACTAATGATAGAAAGTATGCTTTGGTTGAGCTTAGACAATTCTCTTTGCGTTACATGGAAGTATTCTCATTTACTTATGATTGGGCTATTACAGGAGGTAAAAAACAATCACAGGAATTTGATGTAACATTCAATAGGGATTCGTTTTCTATAATTCCTTATGTGTGGGTTTCTGACCATATAAAAACACTTGACAAAGAAGAACAAGAACTTTTATTAAGTGAAAAAACTTTCTATCCAGAAATGTACGAAAGCTATGACGAAATGCTTAATGAGCAAAAGCAAAGAGTTTTTAAAACAGATGAAGGCGAAGTGATAGTTTGGCAAGTATGCGATGGTTTGCAAGAAGCTATATTCAGTAAAGTTTCCAAGTCTTTAATGGATGCTAACTTGCATATTAAAATGAGAAAACCAAAGGTTGCTATCAATGGTGTTATATCTAATGCTATTGTAGATTGGAATTATAAAGAAGCTGAGATATTTGATACTGAGAATTTCAGAAGAGAAATGAGGAAAACAGAAGGATTGATTGATACAATGTTGACTATCAAAAATGACGAAAATCCAAATCTTGAATCTAGGGTTGATTTAATTTCGACAATAGATTTTTTCTTCCCATCTCAGGCGATATAGAGGAAATTTATTTTCACTTGAATTATCTAGGATTCAGGTTATCGCTTGGGGAGTTTATGGACTTAGAATTTGAGAGTATTGATAAGTTTGTTCGATTAATGAATAAAACTAAAGATGATGAAAACGATGCTTTAAAAAGAAATTAGTAATTGCGAAAGAGGATTAAGTTCCTCTTTTTTTTTATATTTGGATAAAACGTTGACAATATGGCTTTTGGAGCAACAAATCAAGGATTCGGAGTATCATTCACATTGCACGATGCCTTTACACAAACAGCAGGAAAGATAAAGAACAGCTTTAACGGTCTTAATGATGGTGTAGGTAAACTATCTACTAAGATTAATGAAGCCTTACCTGCTTTAGGTGGTTTAGGCTCTATTTTGCTTAGTGGTGGTATATTAATGGGTATATCTGGAATTGTGGCTAAGTCTGCTGAAATGAGTGATATGTTGGCAGGAGTAACTAAAGCCACAGGTCTTGCAGGTGAAGCGTTGATGGATTATCGGAATGAACTAGATGCAATTAATACAAGGACATCAATAGGAGATTTAATTGATATATCTGTAATTGGTGGAAAAATGGGAGTTGCTAAAGAGGAAATTCTAGGATTCACCAAGTCTATTGATATGGCAGTAGTTGCCTTGGGAGATGAATTTAGCGGTGGAGCTGAGGAAGTAGCTACTAGATTGTCAATTATGAACAATCTATTTGCAGAGACTAAAAGCTTAAAAATAGATGATGCACTTACTCGTATAGGTTCGTCACTAAACTTTTTATCGGATGCTGGTGTAGGGTCGGCAGGTAACATATCGGAATTTACTAATAGAATAGGTCAACTTGGTAATATGGCCCCATCAATAACTCAAGTAATGGGATTAGGTTCTGCATTAGAGGAACTTGGTATTAATGCACAAATTGGAGCAGGTGGAGTTACAGCGATATTGTTAGATGCAAGTAAAAAGCTTCCTCAATTTGCAAAACAAATGGGACTTACAATAAATGAAGCAAAAAGATTGATAAACACAGATGTAAATGAGTTCTTCTTAACATTAGGTGAATCTTTTAAGGGGATGTCTAATGTGGATATGCAAAGAACATTACAAGGAATGGGTGTTGGTAGTCAAGAAGCCGTTAAAGTAATGGCTCAATTATCTACAAACATAGACTTAGTAAGACAAAGACAATCACAGGCTAATGATGCTTTCAAAGAAGGTACAAGCTTAATGAAAGAGTTTGAAAATCAAAATGCAACATTTGGAGCTTCAATTGCAATAGCACAAAAGAAATGGGATTCAATTATGGTTAGAATAGGCGAATCATTAAAACCAATATTACAACCTATTTTAATTGCTTTAACAAAGATACTGGAAGTATTTGCAGACTTTGTATCTACCCCTATAGGTAAGACTATAACAGTAATAACGGTTGCATTCCTAGCTTTGGTTTCTGTTATGGTGTTGATAGGTACTATAATACCCCCTTTAACAACAGCCATGAATTTATTCGGTATATCAACAACTTTTGCACTTGGCCCTATTGGTTTTGCAATAATAACATTTGGTTTATTAGTATTAGCGGTATATCAAGCAAGTAAATGGATATTAAAAGGATCTTCTACTATGATAATACTAGGAAATGCTATTTTATATTTGATAGGTCCTGTTGGTTGGTTAATAGCTGGGTTTATGAATTTAAAACGTGCTTTTTCTGAGTTTGATGAATTAGCAAATGGCGGAGAAGTTAAAGACGGTTTACTGGGTTACTTTCAGAAGGTTGGTGGTGCTTTGACTGGAATGATGGAAATATGGAATAGTTCTACATCTGAGGGATTTTCTTTATCCGAAAAAACTAGAAACGCTTTAGAAAGAATGGGGATACTTGATTTTGTTCTTAATATTGGTACTTATATTGTAAGAATTAAAGAGTTCTTTAGGGGTGTAAGAGATGAACTTATGACTAGTTTTGTTGACCCTATATCTAAAGAATTTAGCGATTTTGGGGATAGATTAGCAAATGGCGGAGAAGTTAAAGACGGTTTACTGGGTTACTTTCAGAAGGTTGGTGGTGCTTTGACTGGAATGATGGAAATATGGAATAGTTCTACATCTGAGGGATTTTCTTTATCCGAAAAAACTAGAAACGCTTTAGAAAGAATGGGGATACTTGGTTTTGTTCTTAATATTGGTACTTATATTGTAAGAATTAAAAAGTTCTTTAGGGGTGTAAGAGATGAACTTATGACTAGTTTTGTTGACCCTATATCTAAAGAATTTAGCGATTTTGGGGATAGATTAGCAGATTTCTTTTCACCTTTAACCGAAGCTTTTCTTAGTATTAAGAATACGGTTAAGGGAGCATTTGAACCTTTGTTTAATTTATTTGACAGTATCAGTTTAAAGATAGGTAAGGCTGAAAGTTCAATGCTTTCATTTAAAAATGCAGGTAAGTTTAGTAGTTCTAAAGATAATAAGGAAGAATCTCAAGGTGTTTTAAAAGCTACAACTAAAAACGTAAACGAACTTTCTAGGAAAGCTTCGGATGAATCTTATGAGAAGTTTCAAGCTAGTAGAAGAGCGAACAGCACAAATGTAAATGTAATAGCTCCAGAGCAGAAACAGCCTATAATTCATACTAAATTAGTAGTAGATGGTCAAGTTCTAGCTAAAACTGTAAATGATGCAAATGAGTTTAATGGTGTAATAAGTAGATAATGGGATTCAATACGACAGATAATAGGATACATTTAGTAGAGACTACTTCACCTTTTAATAGGGTCACGTTTCAATTTATGCCTGAGAATTTTAATTGGCACCGAACAATTAAGAATGAAGCAGTTTCTATAGTAGGTAGAAATAATGATTTGTATCATTATAGTGGTGGAAAAGATGAGGTTAATTTTACAATTGATTTTCTTTCAGACGAAGCAGGTAGAGAAGATGTTCTGAATAAATGCAACTTTTTGAAATCTTTGGGGATGAACGATGGTGGATTTGGTAAGTTTAAGAACGTGAAGTTGATAATGGGTAGATTTCTTAGGGATGAAGTTTGGATAGTTGATGATGTCAATGTTTCTTATTCTAATTTTGACAACTTTAATGAGTTCTTACCTTTAAGGGCAACGGTTAAATTAAGGCTAGTTTTAGACACTGCAAAAAATAGGAGGATTAAAGATGTTAGAGGATAATTTAATTGAAGTAAGTCAGTCTAATTTGTACCAAAATGGAACTATTATCATATTTGATAATGGAGAAAAGGAACTAGTTAGAGATAGGGTAGAATGGAAAGGAAGCGTTAACGATACTTATTATAGAGTAAGACAGAATGATTTCATTGACTTGATCGCTTACAATGTTTACAAAGACTTGGTAGAAAATCCTGAGTTCTATTGGTGGTTAATTGCCGATGCCAACAATATTGAGAACTCCCTTGATATAAGTGAATTTGTAGGTCAAGAGATATTGATTCCAGATATATTTACTTTCTTATTAACGTTATAGATTATGAGTTATTCACCATTTTATAGGGTAATAGTAGAAGGAAATAAAAGAGATATTACTGATAAAATTAGTAGTATCTCTTTTGAAGATTCTGTTGATGATTTAGATGTTTTTACAATGAAATGTATTGGATTATCTTTAGATGATTTAGATAATATTTTTGTTAATGGAGTGATATTGAATGTGATATTTGGATATTTAGGTGGTTCACAATCACAAAAGAGAACTTGTAAAATATCAAATGTAAACGTTACTTATGGTGGTATTATAACAGCTAATGTTGTTTGTTTAGATTTAGGAATTGTTCTAGCTAAAACTAAGATAACTAAGATATGGCAAGGTCAATCTATTAAATATATTTGCACAAAAGTAGCTAAAGATTCTGGAATGTCTATCAGTTTTGCAAATGATACAAACGCAAGTATTAATAAGAAAATAGATTTGATTACACAAACTAATCAAGATAATTTAAGCTTTGTTAGAGGTATTATAAAGGAGTTTGCAGATTGGAAACTTACACCCATAACTAAAGACGACAAAATAATAGTTAAGGAAAAAGCATTAAGTTCACCATCGATTAAAACATTCAACTGGAATAATGGAGATGGTCAAGTAATATCTTTTACACCAAATGAGAAAGATACTAGCAAGTCAGAATCATCTTCTGAAACGGTAGCAAATGGATATGACTTATCTAACAACGAAAGCATAGATAAGTCAACAACACCACAAAACAACAAAGAAAAGAAACTTAATGATTTCACAAATAACTATGATGTAAATGCAAATTTAAATAGTAGGACTAGAAATATAGCTACTGAGGTTAAAGATAGTGTTTACGTCCCTAATACTGATGCTACTGAGGTGGATAACAAATCAAAATATACACAAACTGAAAGCTCTTTAGACGACATTACGGCTAACTTGGTAATAAATGGAGACCCTAATATAATGGCTGATGTTATTGTAACAATGAAGAACGTAAGCAAAAAACATTCAGGTAATTGGTACGTTTCAAAAGCTAAACATAGCATTGATGCAAGTTATATCACTACGTTAGAGTTGAAAAGAAACGCTACTGGAATGGCTCAAAGTGGTGACTCTACCAAAAACGATGATATTAATAAAAGTGTAGGTACTGATAAGACTGATAACAAAATTAAAGTATCCAAAGTTATTAACTATGATACTAATGCAATAGAATTATAGATGAAAAACATACAAGATTTTATACAGACACTTAAAAAACTTGGACTTGAATACTTTGGATTGTATTATGGAATCTATCGAGGTACTGTGTCAGACAATAAAGACCCTGAAAACTTAGGTAGAATAAGAATAAAAGTTCCACAGATATATGGAAAAGAAGTTCCTGAAAAATGGGTGGAGCAAAAAGGAAACGGTATATTCTACGTTCCAGAAATTGGAGAGCCTATATTTGTTACTTTCGAGGGCGGTAATACTAGGTTTCCTATTTATGAGTGCGGATGGTATGCCAAAACTCTAGGAGATGCAAAATCGGTAAATCAAAAAAACATAGTAATTCAAAGAGATGGAAGAACTATATTAATAGACTCAGACAATAAAAAGATAGTTATAAAAGATGCTAGTGGATTGACTATTGACATGGATGCAAAAGGTATATTTATTGGCAATGATGTTGAGAATCTTCTAAGCATACTACAAGATTTAACAACGCAATTATCAATAGCTAATGTTTCAGGCGTACCACTATCAAACGCACCTGCTTTTGTAGAATTATCTGCAAGACTTTCTTTGTTTTTGAAATAGTTGGTAAAAAATAAGTAATTTAGCAATATGGCACAAAGAAAATATTTAGGTGTTGGTATTAAGTACCCAATTCAGATTTCTTCTACTGGAGCAGTTGAATTAAATAGTGATGTGGCATTGGTAAGACAGTCAATAGTCCGAATATTAGAGACTAAAAAGGGGAGTGTATTTAATAATCGTTCGTTTGGCTCTGATGTAAGAGATTTATTGTTCGAGCCAAACGATAGCATCTTATTTTCTTTGCTTGATTATCATGTTGTAGAAGGTATAAGGCAATCTGAAAAGAGAGTTGCTAATGTCAGCACAGAAATAACAAATAACAGCTCAGAATCAAGTAGAGTTGATGTAAAAATAAAGTATAGTATCTTAGCTTCAAATGAAGTAGATAGTTTCATTTTCCCATTTTATAGAGAAGTAAATTTATAAGTCATGTCATTAGTAAATAGTTGGATAGGTTATGTAGATAGAACAGTTGAGCAAGTTAAAAATAATTTGTTCGCAAAATATCAAGCTTTAGTTCCTGAAATTACAGACCATACAGATAGCAATGTTTTCAGTAAAATGATTAACATTTGGCTAGGTCTTACTGAACATTTGAATTATTACATAGACAACAAAGGACGGGAAACATTTCTAGGAACTTGTAGGAAATATGATAGTGCCGTAAAAATTGCAAGAGCTTTTGACTATAGAGTAAAAGGAAGGAGAGCTTCAACAGTAGATGTTACATTTACTTTGAATATTCCAGCTACTTCGATTGTTTTAATTCCATTAGGCACTAAATTAAAAACAACAGCAGGAGTTGAATTTTTGACTACGGAGCAAGTTACAATAGGGGTAGGACTTAGTTCTGTACAAGCCAAGGCAAAACAAGTCACAAGTGTAGCGAGTGTTATTTTAGGAGTTTCAGACGGATCAATAAATCAAAAATTTGAGTTGCCAAATGATGTTGCAGATAAAAGCGTTGCGTTGCTTGCTGATGTCGAAGCTTATATGCCTGTTGAAACATTTGCTTTCAGTACATCAACAAGTAAAGTATTTCAAACTGGAATAAATGAATCTGCAATGATGGAAGTTAGATTCGGCGATGGTATGAATGGCTTTGTTCCACAAGCAGGTAAATCTATTTCGGTAACTTATAATTCTACTTTAGGCACAGATGGAAACATAGGTAAAACATTAATCAATACTATTGATAGTGTAATAACATTGCCTGTAAGCACTACTATTACAGTTACAAATTTACTGGCTAGTAGTGGCGGAACTGATATAGAATCTTTACTAGATATTAAAAGAAACGTACCTGTATCACATAGAACTAAATTAAGAGCAGTCACAGAAGATGATTATAAAGTAATAGCCGAATTAGTAAATGGAGTAGGCAGAGCATTGGTAGATTATAAATGTACAAAAGACATACCTATTTACATTGCCCCTACTGGCGGTGGAGTGGCGAATCAAATATTATTAGACGATGTAAAAGAGTTTTTTGAGGATAAGCGATTAGTGGGTAAGACTGTTAATCCTATTGCAGTAGGAGAGGTTTTAATTAACATAGTTGCTAATGTTAATGCTGTTGCTGGATTCCAAAATTTAGCGGTAAAACAAGCCGTAATAAATGATTTGCTTACTTTGTATAGCGTGGAAAATCAACCAATTAAAGGAACTGTATATTTATCAGATGTTTACGAATCTATCGAAAATACAAAGATAGGAGGGTTAAAATGCGTTAATAATTCAAACGTGTTGTTAATGTCTCCTATTCCTTTTGGTAGGCAAACAGATGGAACGGAAACAGTTCTTGATTGGGTGAAATTTATCAAGCCCGAAAGCACTACAACAGTAAAATGGAATGTTAGATTTACTACTATAAACACTTATGAATTACGTAAGAATGACATTTATTATGGTACTTATTCAAGCGATGTAGAGCTAAGTTTTACAGAAATAACATTTACTATTTTAGGTGAATATCTAGTAAATGATAGGTTTGAATTTTATAGCTATCCTTACAATTCAAATAAAATTGAGATAGTAGAACCCTCGATTGGAGTTGCTAGTTTATTGTCTTTGAATATTAATGTAACTGGAGGTATATAATGTTTAGCTTAAAAGGAATTATATTCAAGTTGTTTGGGTCGAATGAGAAATTAAACGACACATACAAAGATATTAACGGAAAAGGGATATTAGAGCGTTACAATGAATCTTTGGCAGAAGACTTTGACGAAAACGCTTTGGTATTGATTGACAATTTAGTGACAAATACTAAAGACCCATTTACGGCTCAAAGTAAGTTTCTAAGTTATCTTGAAAATGATAATGGATTAGTAAATGATTTTTTAACTACTGAGCAACAAAGGAGACAGATACTTTCAATATCGAATAGATTGTTTGATATTAGAGGTACTATTTTCAGCTATAAATTAATGTTAAAATGGTTAGGAGTAGATGAAGTATATGTTATAGAACATGAAGACTACTTTTCTTTTGACTCAATTGTAACATTTGATTCACCTATAAGGCGGTTTGATAATACCAACTATTGCGGATGTAGAGAGTATTCAATTCAGTTGTATGGAAGCAACGAACTGACTCCTGAATTTGTAAATAGAGTGTTTAACATTGTCAAGTTTAACGAACCTATAGATGCAGATTTAAGGGAAATTACTTACAATGGAATCAATCTATTCAATAAGGTTTTAAGCATTTATATAAGTGACGGAACAGACGGAAATCAAGTAGGTGATTTAATATATGACAATGAATTTGCACAAGGAATAACTCTAAGAATAGCTACACTTGATGATGAACCTGAATATTTAGTTGGTGACATAATTATAGAAGGTGAAAACGCATATAAGTATATGATATTGCCAAATGGCGACATGATTTATATTGATGGTGTATTCTATTTCAATAATTGTTTAAAATTGAATGGTGTAGATGAATATCTAAGCACTCCACATGATACTACAATTGATTTAGTAAGTGGTCAATTTAGTTCTGGAATATGGGTAAAATTAGATAGTGTTTCGGGTAACAATCCAATCGTTAATAAAATGTCTTCTACAGTTGGTTATGACTTATCGGTCGTTGATGGAAAAGTAATATTAACAGTTAAAAATCTAACTGGTGAAAACAAGATTGAATCTACAAGTACATTACTTGTAAATGAATGGTATAATCTATTTATAGAGGTTTTAGATGAAGATATAGCTACTTATAAGATTTACATTAACGGCACACTTGAAACGAATGTAGTAATAACTAGTACACTTACCAATCCAAATATTAACAACACAGAAGATGTTGTATTTGGATATAATGGTGTTAACTTTAGTGCTTTGGCAATTGATACTTATTTTATTGCCGAAAGCACAATAGATATTACAAGCATTAAGAATATATATAATTTTGGTGATGGAAATAATATCGAGTTATTTGGTATCAATAATATTTTGATACTTTATAACTTTGACGAGGTCAACGGATTAACTATATTTGATACAAGTGGGAATGAAAATCATGCTACACTTATTGGAATAGGAGACAATACTAATCATATAGGGCATTATGAAAATTAATTTAGGAAATGTAACAGGTTTAATTCGGTCAGTTGATCCGCCAACTAAGACTTATGTCATTTGGGCGAAAATGGCAGATGCAGAACATCCTTATGATGTTGAACTGTACCATTATGTAAGTGGTGAATGGGTTAAATTAGTTGCTGAAAGTGGCGATACTGTTTTTACTTCTGATATAGAAGTAATTCTAAGCGGTGGAAAGAATGTAGGTAGATATTTGAATGGCGACACAATCCCATCAACAGGTAAAACAGCTCAAGAAGTAATAACTTTGATTTCACAAGAGTATTTATTACCTGTTGCTACAGCATTTAGCATTAGCGGTCAAGCTACAACAGTAGAGGTTGGTTCAAACATTTCTGGAAGTAAAACATTCACATGGACAATAAGTAATCCAAGTAATGTAACACCTAATACTTGTCAAATTATAGACATAGACGGTGGGAATGGCATTCTAGGTACTGGACTTGCAAATGATGGGACAGAGACGTTGTCTGTATCGACATTTAATCCTGTAGTAAAAACTACAGAAGTAAGTAACACGTGGAGATTTCAATTTGAAGATTTAGAATCGAACTTAAATCAAAGAGATTTCTTAGTTAATTGGAGGTATTTATTTTTCTTTGGTGCAAATGCTACTACTTTGACTAATTCTGCAAATGTAAGAGCTTTACCTCAAAACATATTTAGGACATCTTCTAGTTTTATTCTAAACACAGGAATCACGTTAACTAAATTTTACATCGCTATACCTGTAGGTAGGTCTTTGGTTAGTGTAATAGATTTAGATGCTTTAAATGCTAACATAACATCTTCGTATGTTGAAAAAGCTAATATATCAGTAAATGATGGAGGTGGAAGTCCTGTATCATATAGGGTATATGAAGCTACTGCTGGTGTACCATATGCATCAAATCACAGACATCAAATTTTAATTAGTTAATAAAATGGAAGCGAATAAGTTAGATTTATTACATGGGGTTAAGGTATTAAGTCCAGAAACACTTGACCCATGGGAAGGTCCTTGGGTATCAGTAGCAGAAGCGATATTAGAAGTACCTGAATCTGTAAGATATTTAGGTAGAGAGGTAATTATTAATGAAGTTGGACAACCTTCTAAAAGATATGTTTGGAAAAATGGTATTGCAGATTTAGACTTGATTGAAGTAATTGGAGGTACAACTATAGGAAGTGGATTAACAGATAATGATGGTACGGCTGAACTTGGAGGTACACTAACTAAACATACAGATTTATATTTAGACGATAAAACTATAAGGTTTCAAAAACAAGAAAGTTTAAGTTCTGCAACTAGCACAATATTAACGATAAATCCAGAATCTATAGAGTTAAAATACATAGACAATATAGGTTCAATTAAAAGAAAAGAATTTAAAATTGATGCAAATGAAACAATTTTTAGAGATGATTTTCATTTGACTGGTTTACAATATCATGCAGATTATAGTGTTGAAGGATCTGTGAATCCAAGATGGATACCTGATTGGGGGTTTGTTGAAACAAAACTAGGAGATAAAATAGGAACAGCATCAAATGGTTTAACAAAAACTGGTGATGATATTAAATTAGGTGGAACATTAGTTGAGAATACTACAATACTTGGTGATGCTGGAGGGAATCATGATTTCGCAATAGGTAAATCCACTAAATCTGGGTTTACGGGTACAAGAATTAAGAACTTCATTATTAAACTCAAAGGGGAAGTATTATGGGGAATTCACGAATCTGGATTCTATCATTATTTTAATTGGGGAGAAAACGGGCTGGAAATAAATGGTGATGTATCAGGTGTTAGAAGCTATGCTTTTAAATTAGGCGAAGAAACTAGTTTATCTCACACATCTAGCGTAGGAGATGGATATCAGATATACGCAAATAAAGATGAGTTTTTTCTTCAATCAACAAAAGATGGAGAGACAAAAGAAATATGGGGTGAATCTGGCGTAAATGATAACGGTATAGTAATCACAGATACTAATGAAGTAGGTCTAGTTAATGCAGCAGATTATACGGCTAAACAGTTGTTGAATGACAGAGCAATAACAGATGTAGGCGGAATTAAGCAGTTAATCTCAACCATCCCTACGAATATAAGTAGAGAAGTTGCAACGTACGCAGATTTACCTTCTGATGCTTTAGATAAAGAGCAAGTGTATGTAGTAGATGCGAGTCTTGACCCAACAGTAACAAGTGGATGGGCTATTTACCAAAGTGTGGGGGATAAGCCAGCGGGTTCGTGGATAAAATTAATGGAGCAGGAGTCTTTAGATTTGGATCTGACCAAATATGAAAAAAGATTGCCTACTGTTTTTGGGTCATTCTCAGGGGGTTTGACAGCTACTGCAACATCTGGATTAAGTTTAACAACTATTCCAACCTTATTATTAATATCATACGCAAACCAAAATACATCAGCTGGTACTCCTACATTAAATTTAGATGGTCTTGGAGCAAAAGAAATATGGGATTCAAGAACCAACACCTTGCATACCCAAAATAGTATTCCGAATGGCAAAAGGATTCTTCATTATTATGCTGATAATAAATTTTACACTTTAGGACTAGAGCAATTATTTGGACAAACTTATATAGATAATCAAGATGCTAAAAAAGAAAATATTACACTGAATGTAACAGGGTCGTTTTCTGGGGGTCTTACAGGTACAGTAGTAACTGGGCAAAGTTTAACATCTCAACCTAGATTTTTGGAGATAGATTTTGCAAATGTAAATACAGGAGTTGGAGTACCTACATTAAATGTAGATGGTACTGGTGCTTTACAAATATGGGATAGTATAACGGATGCCCCCCATACACAAAATAGTATTGCAAATGGTAAGAAATTTTTTATTAAGAGGTTCTCTGGCAGATATTATACCTATCAGCTACAAGCTACTACAAGTAAGGCTTATGTAGATGCAGAACTAGAAGATAAATTAGATAAATCATTTGCTAATATTTTTATTTACGCAACAACCTCCGATTATGGGGTTACTTTTACTTCGTCTGTAGATATTACTACTCCAGGTTTTCCATTACTTTGTTTATTATCACTTTCAGAAACCAATGCAGGGAATTTAAGAGTGACAGCAGATACTGACGTATTAGAGTTCAGGGACGTAAATAACGTAGTACTAGTAGGAGGGGAACTTACTACAGATAAAGTTTATATAGCTACTTATCAAGGAGGTTTGAATCCAAGTGGGGTAGATGCGGTGTATAGACTTATAGAGGTAGAATTAGATAGTGGGAGAATACAACTATACAATTGGGGTCAAACTAATTTATTGAGCCAAATAAGCGTAAGTGGGTACTTTGAAACTGCGCAGATAGCAGGGACTACTGGAGGAGGGGGAACGTATCCATCGTCCTTAACTTCTAGACCATACCAAGCAATTAGAGTGTCATCGAGTGGTGGCAACGGTGGTTTTGTTTGGTATTCTTCAACCAAATTTGGAGTTGGTGGAAAAGGTGGAAGTTGTGTACACGCTATTATGAAATTCGAAAATAAAGTCTGTAACAAATGGTTCGGGTATATACAGACTCCCGCACAGAACACATCACCATCTGTATGGGGTGGCGATGGTGCATGGGCTGAGATAGTTGACAACGTCTTATCTTTTAAGTGTATGGCTGGAGGCGTTACGACTACAGCACTAAGCACTTACACTCTTAATTATACAAGTGAATACAAGTTTATTATAACCATACCAGAAGGCTCTAGTAGTGCAAGACTGTATGTATATGACTTAACATTGAGTCCTTACGCTATCGTTTATTCTGCATTAATTAATACTAACATTCCTAATCCAGCATCTGCTATGTTCGTAACTTTAAGAGCATACACTTCTGTAGTTTTGACACCTGTAAATGCAATAATGGTTAACGCTTCAGAGATCTACATGGGGACACTCGACGATTATAAAAACAAATATGAATTTAATGATACACTATAGAATCACACACGACAATCAAATTATAGAGTTTGCAAATCAGCAGAATCTTAATAATTACATCGAGAGCAACGGAATCGAGGGGATAAACATAGAAGAGTTTCAGAGAGAGACAGTAGAAGCAACTGTTATAGGAGTAACAGTTGCCGAAAAAATAGAGTTTGGAAAAGTTTTATTGTTGGAATTTCTTCAAGATAATAACGATATGACGCAAGCTTTTACCCCTGAGATTAGTCTAAATATGCTTACTACCTTTGCACCAGTTAAGCAACTTTGTGAATGTGGAGACCTAAAAAATGCAAAGTTTTTAGTTTCACAAATTGCTATAACAGAGATATTTACGCAAGAAAGAAAAGACAAATACATTCAAATGATTGATAATTTTCTAGGTTTGTAAAAATGAAAAGAGTTTATAAATATGTAACTAATGAGGTGATGTGTGACTATCTACCTCATCTTAGGGGGGTGTACTTAGATGCTCCTTTTCTTAAAGTTGAAAATGGTCATTGTACTGTTCCTAAGGGTTATGCTTGGGATGGTTGCACTCCAAAAATTAAAATATTTGGGAAAATAATAGGGACACCAGATGGCAAGAATGATGAATGTAAAGTTGCTACATTGTGGCATGATGCTGAGTATCAGTATAGCCATGAATTGTCAAAGCAAGGTGTTAAGCGTGCTGAATCAGACTTTAGATTTTACATGAATTTGGTGAGAAGATGGAATCACGCTGAGCTATATTATAATGCTGTGCGGTTATTTGGCTGGTTAACGTGGAAAAAATGAAAAAGATACCGATAATAATATTAGGAGTAGTTACTTTAAGTGGAGTGATTACAAACGAAAACATAGTTACTCAAATTGTTTGCGGTATTATGTGCCTATCTTCTATTTTACTTTATGCAGTCATATCTAAAAAATGAAATTATATCAAAAAAATAAATTAATGAAATCAATACTAATATACACGATAACATCAGTCTTGTTGTTCTTTGCTCCTATTCAAGGGTTGGTTATTTCAGTAGGAATAGCCATATTAATGGACACATTTTGCGGTATTTATCGCTCAGTCAAGATTGATGGTTGGGGTTCAGTTTCTTCCCGTAGACTTAGTGAAATAGTTAGTAAGATGTTACTTTATCAATCGTGTGTAATTTCTCTTTTTGTGATAGATAAATTTGTACTTCACGACATACTATCAATGTGGTTTTCTGTAGAATACATAATGACTAAAATCTGTACTATTTTATTGATATTTATTGAAGCGGTTTCTATTAAAGAAAACTTTGAAAAAGCAACTGGAAAAGATGTTTTTAAGATGCTAAAAAAAGCTTTTAGTAGAGCTCAAGTAATAAAAAAAAGCATTAATGATTTAACAGAAGAAAAATAATAATCATGTCACAAAAAAGATATTTCGAGTTTAAAGATGATGATAAAACCATAAGCCTAAATAATTGGTTAATGGGTATCACAGAAAGTGGTGTTTATGCAGGATTTGACTTCCAAAGACAAAGTGGATTAACTTTTAAGTTAATACATACATCAACTGGACAAGTTGTAAACAATGCGGACAATGTACCAAGTTTACCTATGGGTGTTTTAGTTACTAAAACAGGTGCAGTTATCAAAGAAGATGAAGAATTGAGCTTTGTATTTACTGCAAATGGTTCAACAAGTAAAAGAACTGATACCGTTTACGCAGAACATACTTACATTAAAGATTCTATTGGTGGAATACAATGTACTTATGGTGTATTAGTGGGAACAACAACACTACCTAATCCTAACAATCAAGTAGCTATTGGCTATTTACGTGTTAAGGGACTAGCTACAGATACATTAAGTACTAGTGTAACTTTCGAGAAAGCAAAGAGACCGTTCCCGAAAAATGGAGCTTATAATAGTCAGAAATCTGATGTGTTTTCTTTTCCTATGACTGGAACTACTACTACAAGGATAATAACTTTAGAAGACGATTTAAGAACTAGAACGGTTCAGATTGAAGATAATGCAGTTCTACCTAAACGCATATTAATTCAATCTAAGTCTGCATTCGTAGATTTTAATTACAGTAAAACATATAGAGAATTTCACTTTATTATTCCACCTATTGTAAATGCTGACAAAGATTTTACTCTTAGTATAGGAACTTATTACATAAATGGAGTAGAAGAAAACTTTGATTTTTTAGTATTAACTGCTGACGAACTTATGAATAGCGGTCAGATAGTAGTTCATTGTACAGACAAAGCTTTGATTTCTGTTACTAAATCTATCCCTGCAATTGAAAGACAAAGATATGCAGTAATAGAAGCTAATAATACTATACCAACGGCAACAGTTCAAGACTTTACTATTCCAGACGGATTAGGAGAGCCTACAAACAGAATTGCAAAGTATGAAGACATTTTATCAAAAACACCTAGATATTTAAAAGTTCCTAATACACGTCTAGGAGGTATTGAGTTGAACTCTACACCCGTAACTGGAACTACTATGTCAATTGAGGTTACAAGTGCAACAGGTATGCTGTTAGAATCTAACTTAAATACAGATGCACAGATTGTCGGTGGCATTACAACTGGAATGCCAGGTTTTGCATTCAAGAAAATACAACATTCAAATGACAATGTTCCTTTGTTCTATAAACAAGGCTCTGTAATTGAATTAAGATATAATTCATACGGCAAATGGAGTTTGTTAAATGAAGGTCAAGACGATGCAGATAAGCAGTTAGAAGATGGTTTATTAGCTAAAACAGAAGACTTAAATACGGTAGCAGATGATTTAGTTACGGTTACAAGTAATTTAAATGCAATAAAGAAGTTTTTTAAAAGTATAATCAGCTATACATATACAGGAACTTCTGATGATGTACCTTCTGTATCATTTACCGCAGGATCACCAGATGAATTAATACATACTATAACATTACCTAGTGATGGAATTAGCAGATTCATAGAAATAAATGCTAAGTGTAATGCGGAAATACAATTAAACATTTTAAGTTCTAGTTATACACGTTTACAAATACGACTTGAAAACTCTGACGGTACTATTACATACACAGGTGGTGAAATTAAAACAAGAGTAGATAGAATAAGTGGTTCGGTTGATATAAGTTACTGCTTTAATCATGCTGGAGATGGAGGTGTTTATAAAGTATGGTTAAAATTTCTAAATGGAACAACTTTTTATTTAACTAATATTCAATCAAAAGCAATCGGCACTCCGAACGTAGTCTTTTAAGAGGTTTTTTTGTTTGTTGATTGTTGAGGAGTAGAATTAATTTTCTACTCCTTTTTTTGTGTATTAAAAATATAAACATAACAAATAGTTTTTTTTAAAATAAAATGTTTATATTTGTATTGAGTTAAAACAAAAACAAAAAGAAAATGTTTAATAAAGAATTTTACCCTACTAACAAAGAAACACTTGATTTAATGAACTTAGATTTATTAGGTAAGGTGATATATGAACCACACGCAGGAAAAGGCGACATAGTAAAGTATTGCAAATCAAAAGGAGCAAAAAGCGTTTCAATATCTGAGATAAATGATGATTTGAGATTGGTAGCTAGTAAATATGCAGATAATGTAATTGGAAAAGACTTTTTTGATGTTACTGAAAAAGATGTAGTTCAATTTGATTTAATATTAATGAATCCCCCTTTTTCGGATGCTCATAAGCACATTATTCACGCATTTACAATAGCTCCAGAAGGTTGCGAAGTAGTAAGCTTATGTAACTACGAAACAATCTCTAAAGGTAGTTCATATAGGCAGTTAGCGAGTTTAATTAGAGATTATGGCACTGGTGAAAATATAGGTGATTGCTTTTCTACAGCAGAAAGAAAGACTGGAATTGATATTGGATTGGTGAAATTATTCAAGCCTGTTGTGAGTAAAGAAGCTGACTATTCAGGTTTTTTCTTAGATGATGAACAAGAAGAAGAAAATCATGTTGAGGGAATTATGCCATTCAACGAGGTTAGAGCTTGTGTTAATCGCTATGTTGGAGCTATGAAAGTTTTTGATAAATTAGAAGAACAGCAGATTTTAATGAATAACACTTTGCACGGATTAGGAGTAAGTGGTATATCGTTAAACTTAGGATATAATCATGAAGTTAAAAACAAAGCTGAGTTTGGAAAAATGATACAAAAATCATCTTGGCAACATATTTTTAACAAAATGAAACTTGATAAGTATGTTACTTCTGGAGTTAAAAAAGACATCAATAAATTTGTAGAGACTCAAACACAAATACCTTTCACAATGAAGAATATTTATAAAATGTTTGAAATAATAGTTGGAACTAGTCAAGAAACATTCAATAGAGCAATAGAGGAAGTAATCGACAATTTCACAAAGTACACGCACGAAAATAGGTTTAATGTAGAGGGTTGGAAAACAAATTCAGGTTATATGCTAAATCGAAAATTCATTGTAGAAAGAGCAGTTGAGCAAAGGTACTCAAGTAGTAGTTTACGTATTAGTCTCTCTGGAGCAATTGAGAAACTAAAAGATTTAACTAAAGTTTTATGTTCGCTAACTGGAACAAATTATGATAATGTATTAGATATAAAATATTCGCCATGTGATAAAAATGAAAATGGATATTTAACATCTAAAGGAAATAGAATTGAAAATATAAACAAGCAAGTTTTTGGCGATTCAATTCATAAATTTGATTCTTTCGATTCTAATAAATGGTATGAATGGGGTTTCTTTGAGTTTAAATGCTTTAAAAAAGGTAGCATGCACCTTAAATTTAAAAATGAAAAAGACTGGTATGTTTTAAATCAAGCATACGGTAAGTTAAAAGGTTTCACGCTTCCAAATAAAATATAATGAGTGAATCACAATTTAGAGAAGTGTTTTCAAAGTTTGGAAATTCTGAAAGAAAAGCCTTGGATACTAGTTTAAGGTTCAAATCAACTCTTGAAATTTCAGAAGAAGAAGTTGATAATATTTTAGGTACAAAAAAACAATAAATTATAATTATGGCAGGAGTAAATAAAGTAATAATTCTGGGGCGATTAGGAAAAGACCCAGAAACAAAGACCTTTGAAAATGGGGGTAAAATATGTACTATAACGATGGCAACATCAGAGAGCTACACAGATAGAGAAGGTAACAAAGTTGAGAAGACTGAGTGGCACAATATCATTTTCACGAATAAACTTGCTGAGTTAGCAGAAAAGTATCTAGGTAAAGGAAAAGAGCTTTATGTAGAAGGTAAGCTTAGAACTCGTAAATATGATGATTCTAACGGTGTTACTAGATATGTAACTGAAATAGTTGCTACTAACATGAACTTCATAGGAGGTCAAAATGATTCAAGTACGAGTCAATCAGATACGAGTCAGTCAGCTACTATTCAAGATGATGGGGGACTTCCTTTTTAATTAGTTTACTACCTTTTTAAAGCGTATCTTTACTGCCATGGAAACAGTTACAAAGATATGCTTTAAATGCAACGAACTAAAGGAGTTAAATTCGTATTACAAACATAAAGAAATGAGCGATGGGCATCTAAACAAATGTAAAGATTGCACAAAGAAAGATTCTTTAAAGAGACATGAAAATTTAAGTAAAAACCCTAAATGGGTAGAGGCAGAGAGAGTTAGGCATGTAAATAAGTACCACAGATTGAACTATAAAGACAAGCAATTAGAATGGGATAAAAATAAACCATGGACACGATCTAGCAAGTATACAGGATTAAATAGGAAGTATAAAGTAGAAACTGGGTTCGAATTACATCACTGGTCTTACACTGATGAAAATATTGAAAACGTTTTTGTTTTGGAGAGAATAGAACATAAGAGAGCCCATAAGTTTATTGTTTTAGACACTGAATCAAGATTATTTAAAACGATAAATGGCGATTATTTAAATAATAAAAGAGATCACTTCGATTACTTAATAAGTAAAGGCGTTAAATTTATATCTTACTCCACACCTTCCATTTTAGAAACATAAAAAGCAATCAAGTTAAATAATAGCTTGATTGCTAACGGTTCTTGGCTTTGTTTAGTGCCGACTTAGAAAAATAAATTCTCAACTTAAAAATAATTTGTTTTATAAAAAACAAAAAAGTACATTTGTATAAATAAAAATTAATATCATGGCTAAGAAAGAAAAAGAAGTAGTAATTCAATCAGACACTACATTAGTAGGTGTTCCAGTTCCGTCAGCACTTAATTATGAAATCGAAATGATGATGGTTAAGAGTAAGAGTCAAGGGATAAAGTACAACAAGAAGACTATCATTGTTATGCTCGCTGAGAAGGGTGTAGAAGCGATTAAGTTAGAAGAGAGTAAAGGTAAATAGTTAACACTTAAAACAAAAAACAAGATGGCATTTCAAATTACATTACCAATCGAAAAATTATAATTTAGGTAGACATGGAGAACAAACAAGAAGAAATAATTATTACACAAGAAGCAAGTGTAATTTATAATCAAGATAGAGCTAACATAGATGCTCAAGTATCTACTGCAAAAGCATATCCAAGAGATTTACAAAAAGCAGTAAGCAACGCTATATTTATTTCAACCATGGATGCGGAAACGGCTTCAAGTTGTACATATTCAGTTCCTAGAGGTGGAAAACCAATAAAAGGTGCTAGTGTTCATCTTGCAAGAATATTAGTACAATGTTGGGGAAACTTGAGAGCCGAAACTAAAGTAGTTGACATTACAGATAAGCACATTATAAGTCAAGCTACATGTTGGGATATTGAAAATAACGTAGCAGTAAAAGTAGAAGTTAGACGTTCAATTATGACCAAAAACGGGCGTATGAATGATGATATGATTACTGTTACAGGTAACGCTGGAAATGCAATTGCTTATAGAAATGCAGTATTTAATACATTGCCAAAATCTGTAATTGACAAAGTTTATAAATCTGCAATGGGTGTATTAACTGGTGATATTTCAGACGAAACAAAATTGATTAAAAGACGAAATCAAGTAGTTGAAAATCTTAAAAAGGCATACGGTGTAACTGATGAAGAAATACTGGCTAGTGTTGGGAAATCAAAACTTGAATATATTGGAGCTGATGAAATCGTAATATTGATTGGAATCGGAACTGCAATAAAAGATGGTGATACTACAATAGATGAAGCGTTTAGACCAAATTTAGCAAAGAAAAATCAAACTGCACCAAAAGAACAATTATTATCATCTGATGATATTGATAATAAACTAAAGGACTGTAAGACAAAGGAAGAAATAAACGCACTTTGGAAAAATCTATCTGTAGATCAACAAATCTCATACGATGTAGCGTTTTCTGACAAGCAAAACAGTTTATTATAATGGATTTCTCAAACTATAAATTCAGATGTCACTACCAAGGGAATTTAGTTTCTACACTAAAACCTTTGACGGAAACAAATAGTGTTAAATTAAGCCAATACCGAGACCGAAAGGCAGGTATTGGTAAACCTTTGACAGAAAATCAAGAAAACGAATTAATCGAACTTGAATATAAAAATCTAAAATCAAAAAAATACGAACTAAGCATAACAGCAAAAAACACTTGTGCCGAAATTGTCTTTGCAGAAAGATTTAAGCGTAGATTTTCTTTAGAAAACAAATTCTTTGAAAAAGGTGTTTTAGTAGAAAAAGAATCAAGGGATATTCTAACAGATGTATTAGGTATTAGATTAGTTGCAGATAAGCACAGAAAGTCAAATGAATGGGTAATTGGAGAACGTGATATAAAATCAACTGATGTAATTATAGACCTTAAATCAACGTGGGATTTCAATACATTTTCATCACATTTATTAGATTCAAAGGAAGAGTTCTATTTTAGACAGCTTGATTCTTATATGGATTTGTGGGACATTCAAGATTCGTTACTTGCATTTGTTTTAGTTGATACACCTATTCACATTTTAAATCAAGAAATAACCAGGCAAAACTATAGGAAATTCTTTTTAGATGATTCTGGAGAAGTTGCAGATTCACGTATTGAAGACGTTAAAAAAATAGTATCCGATCATTTATATAGTCGTGAAGCACTCGAAAGTTTTTGTCAACAATCTGGAACTATAAGAATTGAGTGGTTTGATGATTTTCAAGAAATAACGATAAAGGATCGTGTGCATTTAATTCCTCATAAATTTGACAAAGCTAGAATTGAGCAAAGAAATGAATCATTGACTTTATGTAGAAAGTTTATGAGTGATTTAAAGCCTATGAATAACATAGAACACAAACTTATTTATTAAGTAAGATGAAATCAAAAGACATAAACGAAATAATACACAAGCATCTAAAAGATTATCACGATTTACACAATGTTACAACGTCTGATAAATTACTGCCTTATCTAAATAGAATGGTTCTTGATGCTTATAATAAAGGAATTAAAGATATTGTAAATAATGATACTAAAAATGTAGTAGAATATAATTAAAACCGCAGAAAAGAAATAAAATAAATCACTATCATGCTAAATACGGATATAAAATACAAAACATCATCAGATAGTAAAGAATTGTATAAACTATTAAAAGAAGGTAATATCCTAATAGGATTCATTGCTTTACAAATTAATGGTGTTCCTAACATGGAATATTCTAAATTAATACAGTTATCGTACAATGAAAAAATGAAATCATTTGATATTGGATTTACGTTTTTTGAATCTGATTTTGATAAAATTGGATTTGAACAATTATGCTCAACTTATAATATCCGATTCATCCCACTTAATTAAAAAAATAAATCACTATCATTACTAAAATAAGTAGTGATAGTGTTGTTAAGTTTAAAACTTTAAACTATATTTGAATTATGAAATTAGAATTAGATAAATATATGACTGTTAAGGAGTATGCAGATAAAGAAAAAATATCTGTCCAAGCAGTTTATCAAAAGATAAGGCTAAAACATTTAACATCTAAAAAAATTGGAAACCTAACACTTGTAAAGTTAGGTTAAAAAAATTTATCAAAAATGTTAAAAGGTTTAAACTGAAATAAAGAATATGGCAAGACCTCAAAAAAATAATGTAGATTATTTCCCTCACGATTGTTCGCATGGAAGAAAAATGTTTGTAATAGAAAGCAAATATGGCAATGATGGATATGCTGTTTGGTTTAAATTATTAGAGCAAATTGGAGTTACAGAAAACCATTATTTAGACTTAAGAGATGAAACTCAACAAATGTATTTGACTTCATTAATGAAAGTAAGTGTGGAAAAACTAAATGATATTTTAATTGATTTATCGAAGCTTGATGCTATTGACAAATACCTTTTTGATAAATATAAAATCATCTATAGTAAGAAATTCATTGAAGGAGTTCAAGACCTTTACACTAGAAGAAATAATAAATGTATGACTTATGATGAGTTATGTAATAAAATAGATAGTTCACGTGAGTTAATGTATACAGAAACTAATTTGAGTTTAATTAATGTTGACATTAATACACAAAGTATAGTAAAGGAAAGTATAGTAAATGAAATAAAAGAAGAAGAGAGTATATTAGAAATAAAAAACTCAAACTCAGAATTTGACCAATTTGATGAAATTGATTTAGAAAAATCTGACATCTTAAAAACTTGGATTAAGTACAAAAAAGAAAAAAACGAAGAAATTAAATCAAGCATGCAAATTGAATCTATTTTCAAAACTATGCTCGATGTTGATATTGGTGATTTAAAAATAATCATAAATCAAACGATTACTTCTGGGGCAAAAAATATAATCTGGAATTACGCAAACGAGTTGAAACAAAAAAATCAAAAAAATGAAACTGGAAATAAGCAATCTAAAAACACATACGACGAAACACTCGCTAAACTCGGTTCAAATTTATATTGATAATGCAAATTCAATTAAAGTGCGTGATTTAAGCGATTTAGAACCCGTCTCAGGAGTTTTAAGGTACTATTTGGTAGTGTTAGGTATTCGTGAACAAAATATGCCCTCACAAGCCCAATTTTCAGTTCTTGTTGATTTTGTTAAATCACAACTTGGAAAGTACACAATTGAAGAATTTAAAACGGCTGTACAAATGGCAGTTGCTAAGAAATTAGAAATAAACGCTAACACGTACCAAAATTTAACTTGTGTATTCATAAGCGAGCTAATGAGTGTCTATGATAATCACATTAGAAGATCTGGTTTCAAGCGAGAAGAACATCAAAATTTATTGTTAAAAGAAAAACCCAAACAAGTGACGGACGAAGACAGAGAAGTATGCAACACATTATTCGCAGATAGTGTTTTGCTAAAAGAAAACGATTTTAAAAATAGCTGTGAAAAAACTGGAGTACCATATTTTGAATACATCTCATCTATGTACAATCTGTTTTACAGGGATTTGAACTTTCATTCTAAAGAGCAAATTAAAGAAATCAAGAAATTGAAATTTGCAGTTATGATTGAAAAATACAAGGATAAAATAAACGATTCTGAGTTTTTGAAATTTACAAAACACCTAGAAAAAGATAATAAGTACACCCTTGAATGGACTAAGATGTGTCGAGTTCATGCTTTTGAAGAGATTTTAAACAATGCAATTGAAAACGAAAAATTAATAGTATTATAAAAATAAATAGTTACATTTGTATTAATAAAAACATGGACAACAATCAAGATTTTAAATCGGTAAAGTTCTATTTCGACATAGAAGCAAAACCAAAGCAATCTGTAAGACAAGGTAGGCACATAAAAACTGGTAAAATAATCTTTCACAAAGATGCTAAAGTAAAAAAGTACGATGATATTCTTGATGTATTAGTAAAGCAACAATTGAAGAAACAAATTACTTTAGAAGGACCTGTTTTGTATATTGCTAGGTATTACTTCAAGTTGCCTAAGTCTTACAAAAAAAGGTATCACGATGCTGTAAGGCAGGGATTTAAAGTTTATAAAATGACAAAAGCTGACCTTGACAGTAATTTAAACAAGGGTATTATTGACGTTATAGCACCTCATATAATGTCAGATGATTCACACATTGCAAAGTTAGACGTTGAGAAGTTATGGTCAGACAGAAACTACTTTGTGTGTGAATTTAGGGAGTTACAAGAAATAGTAAACAATTAAACAAAAAATATATGTATTTCAAGGCAACAATAACAACAGAAGAATCAACAACTGATAAAGGTAAGTTAGTTGTATTAGTAGAAGCTGACAGCTACCTAGAAGCTGAAACAAGAGCATTAGAAGAGTTTGAACAAAGCTATTTTGGTGGTGGTAAATTAGTTAGTTTGGTTAAAACAACTATTACATCTATTTTTGATAAAGAAAATAGTCCCTTTGCTAGTGATTCCAACTTCTTAGCAAAACTAAAATATACTGGAGCTGACGACACATCTTGGACAGAAAGCATTTTATTCAATGCTGAAAAATTAGAAGATGTATTGCCAAAAATTAAAGAATACTCAGAAAATGATACTACTTTTATGGAGTTAAAATCTATTGTTTTGAGTAATATTGAAGATGTTTTCTTTAGAGATAAATAACAAATTACAATTTTATACAGTTGAAAATGGCGATTGATAATAGCAAGAAGATAAAAGGTAAATCTTCTATTGACTTAAATACTGGAGAAGTTGAAGATTTAGAATCAAACGTTGTTGAAAACGTTGAATCAAATCAAGACGAAATAGAAGAAGAATCTTCAACAGAGGAAGACGATGACGCATTATTTGAATAGTATCGAATAATGTTTATATTTGGGTTCTACTTTATTCTCAGATAATTTGGAGTGCCATCTAAACGCCTTTGCAGAAATGTGAAGGTGTTTTACTTTAAAATTAACAGTTATGAATCTACACATAAAATATAAATCACTACTTGATAAATATGGGGTCAATACACATTTGCGTTTGGCTCACTTTCTAAGTCAAATAACTCATGAGAGCGGTTTAAAATCTGTTCGTGAAAGTGGTTATTACAAAGATATTAAGACTTTAAGAGCTATATTCTACAGTCCATTTAAGGGGAAGTCAGATGCTTTTGTTTCTAGTTATCTTAGAAACTCTATTAAATGTCTTAGTTATGTGTACGCTAATAGAATGGGTAACGGAGATGAAGCAAGTGGAGATGGTTATAAATTTAGGGGTGGAGGTTTTTTACAAAATACTGGAAAGAATCAATATGCTAAGATGACCAAAAAAACAGGAATTAATTTTCTTGAAAATCCAGACTTGATAACAGAAGAAGCGAATGCTTTGATATGTGCTTTGGAGTTTTGGAAGGATAACAAACTAAATGAGATAGCGGACAAAGACGATTTAGATGTTATTTCTGACCTAATAAATATAGGTAGAGACACCGTAAAGGTAGGAGATGCAAACGGTTATAAACACAGAAAAGAATTATTAGACAAATACAAAAAAACATTCGAATGAAAAAGATTTTAATTATTGCAATTGTGTTGATATTCGCTTCATGCGTAAACAACGGACAAAAAAGAGCAAGTCGAAAAATACATAGAAAGCTAGATAAAGTCGAAAAGTTGATTAAACTATACCCTGAATTAAGCGATAGCATCTACACAACACATACCGACACAATCACAATTAAAGGCTCAATCGATTCAATTAGTTACGCCCTTAAAAAAGATACTCTATACGTAGATAGCATTTTAAAAGCTTATGAGCGACTTTACAAGCATAAGGCAAGCATAGAGCAACAAATACAAGATTCATTGCTTAAATACGATAATCAAGGCTTTGATATTAAGTCAGCTACACAAAGAGATAATGACATGTATAGACACTCTATGTACTTTCTTAAATTAGAAAATGATCGTGTAGATAAGGAACTAGAAATGTTAAAATATAAGCTGGTAAACAGAACTATAGAGAATAGCTATTTCGAGTACTCAGATACTTTAATTGATGCGAATATCCACATAGTAGATGGAAAGCTAAAGTTAGTGTACGAAATAAAAGATAGGGAGATAGTCCACGAAACAAAAGTAAAATCGATAGAGATTAAAAAAAAAGACGTTAACTATATAAGATGGCTTTGGATAATGTCATTGATTATAGTATTGATTCTGCTTTATTTGAATGTGAAAAAGTACAAAGAATAGATAAAACGCTTATAAATATTCAAGCTCCATGTTAGTAAAATCAGCATGGAGCTTTTTTATTTAAATAATTTAAGTAAAACATTTTGTTTTTAAAAAAACATTCTGTAATATTGTATTAACAAACAGAAACAATAAACAAAAAGAGATTATGAAAACATTTACGGTACTAAACAAAGTAGTAACATTTACAAATAAAGAAAGTGGTAAATCTTGTGAAATAGTAAAGGTTATTAAAGATGGAACTAAAAGAACTTTTTTTACTTGTATGGTAGATGGTAAATACATCACAAGAACAATGTTTGCAAGACAATATGATGCAAATAGTTTAGCAAAACACTATTGCAATAATTAATTGCAATTTACTAATGATTTACAATAACAAAAACAGACATGAAAAGCAAAACAAGTAAGCTATTATTAATTTTAGGTATTATAGGGTTAGTATTGGTAACATTAAAGTTAGAATGTTGTGATATACTGGTCATGGTGGGTGGTAAGTACTCCTTTGTATGTTCATGTTCTGTTTAGTGGAACAGTATTGTTTATCTATCTAAAAGCAAACGTTTTAAAATCGAAATAATGAAAAAGATAAAAGTTCATTTCGGAAAATTGATAAGCCAATACGCTTATACGCTTGAAGAAAAAATGTGCATCATAGATTGGATGCTACAAACAGGTAAAGAACATACTATCCAAACAGGTAGATGGACAGTAGATGGAATTAACAAAGCCTTGTTAGCTTATTCTGCTAATAATTTTAATGGAGTTTTTATTTTGACAAATTACAGAATTGATTTGTTTGATGCCGTTTTTGCAAGGGCGGTTTATGGAATAGACAATGTTTCTTTAGGCTCTTGGCGAAAAAAAGAATCTATCTATCCAGACAAGTATAGAATGTTAAGTTTCAATATCGCAGGTAAAGGTGATTTGTACCAGCTTGTTTACAACATCAATACTTTGTTTGTAGGGCGATTCCTTAAAAAAGAACATCATCAACCAGGACGCCTTGATAGAACAGAAGCAAAAATGCTATCCATCTCTATACATACAAAAGGCAATGGATGGATTGTATCTTATAGTTTTGATTTTATTGAGTATAATTATGAGGGTGGATGGGGAAAAGAATGCTCTCAAAATAAAGAAGAAAACATATATGAATTTCTTATTAGAGCTTATACATGGCTTAAAGAACAATGTGAAGACGATAGTTTTGCTCCAGTAATAGAAAGAATATAAAGTTTTCTATCGTACTAATAAAAAATCAATTTAAACAACGACACAATGGCAACAAAGAAAATAAAAATCGAAACAATGGATAGTAAATTTACAAAAGGAGAGTGGGAATATAGAAATGATGTAGTAGATCGTGGTTTTTATATCGAAACGGTTGATAAATCACATCAAAATACATTTATAGGTTATATAGGAGGCGGATTGCAATCAAAAACAGAAATAGAAGCAAATGCAAAACTTATTTCTTCAGCTCCAGAAATGTTTTGTGCATTAGAAAGTAGTTTGCAAATGCTTGAGCAAACATTAGCACATAGAAATGCAAATGGAGTTAGAATGGGCAATGTGTTTTTAGAAGCAACAATACAACAAGTTAAAGATGTTATATCTAAAGTAGTTTATTAATACTTACTACTCACTACTTAATACTAATCAAAAAAACAAACATAAAAATGGGATTAGATGTAAGAACTTATGGCAATATCAAACTTGCTGAGAATGAAAAAGATGCTGACTTTATGGCATATGTAATAAATGAAGATTGGAAACACAAAATTAAAAACTTACAAGACGGCAAAGCATATAATGGCGATGTTGTTTTTATAGGTGTTTCTTATCCTTATTCATCACACAATAGGTTTAGAGAAAAACTTGTAAAACTTGTAGGTCGTAAAGATTTATTAGATAGTGAAGGTAAAATAAAGTGGGATGAACTACCTGCTGAAATACCATTTTACGACCTTATAAATTTTGCTGATAATGAAGGGTGTTTAGATTGGGAGGTTTCAAATACTATTTACTCTGATTTTGAAAAATATAATGACAAAGCAAAAATAGATATGAACAAATATGATTATTCATCTTATAAAACTTGGTTAGAAACCTTTAAGTCGGCTAAAAATAACCAAGGCGTAGTTGTGTTTTCTTAATATTGCAAGTAATATAACGGACGGCGTGTATGGGAGGTTGCACTGATTAAAGACTAAACCTCTAAAAATTACTAATCATTAAATTAAAAAATTATGTTTAAAAAAATGCCTAATGCAAGCAATCTATTATACACGATGTTATGCCTTGTTTTTATTTTTACGCTAACTTCTTGCGAAATATTTGCAGTAATAGATGTAGAACAGAGCATTATAGTTGAGAGAAAAGTTTCAGAAAATAGATTTAGATGCAGATACAATAACAATCGAAATTTTCTTGAAATAATAACTAAAGATTCTTTGATTGTAGGTGACACGTTACGCTTTTCAAAATAAGGCATAACATAATCATTTAAACACATATAAAAATGCTTGAAATATTCATAGGAACATTTATACTAGTTATTTGTAAGGACATAATAATGTACTTTATAGTAAGACGTAAAGAAAAAGGTAACTACGTTATCTACTTAGAAGCAAGAAACCACTTATACAAGTACGATAGAGTGGTTTATACCACAAAAAAAGAAGCTAAAGCAGAAATAATAAAAGCTTACAAAAACGAAAACAACAACAATGCAACGTTTCTAATATTTGAAGTTTACGACAATGAGTAGAGTAATAACATTCAGCACTAGATTTCAATCTAATCACCCAAGGAAAAAACAAAGAACTTATTTTGTAGAAGCCATTTACAAAAATATGTTTATTTCTAAAACTGTTCCAGAAGAATTAGTACATGAATACTCATACGAAAAGTACATGAACGGCTATTCAAAGGGTCATACCGTAAGAAACGGTAAAAGATGGAAAGTAGGGGATAAATTCAGTCCTAGAATATGGGGAGACGATATAAATCCTCGTAGTGGCAGAAGTGGAGCTTATCACTCAAAACAAATCACCTTATCACGAGATGTAGAGATAGTATCGATATGGAATTTCGAGTTTAACGGTATGTACTTCATGATAGACGACAGAATACTAAACATTCACGAAGTAACTAAATTAGCCAAAAACGATGGATTATCATACGATGATTTTGTATCTTGGTTCAAGAAACCAATGGAAGGACAAATAATATGTTGGGACAAGAAAATCAAATACTAATTGAATGAATCAAAAACAATCAAATCTTTGGACTAAAAAGATTGAAGACCTGGAGAATAATGTTAAAGGCGACACTCAGAACCAATTCAGAACGTTATCAAAAAAAGATGCTATTCTGTACTGTAGAATAAAAGAGCGTGAACTAAGAAAAGGAATTAATCAGTTCAAGTTATCTTGGGAATCAAAGACACAAATACCAATACTAACACATTTAGAAAGTGGACGACAATTTAAAGTAAAGTAGTTATGAATATAGAGCTAATACAAATAAGTAAAGTAAAATCGAATCCTAGCAATCCTAGAATTATAAAAGATTCTAAGTTTTCAAAATTGGTTAATTCAATAAAGGAATTTCCAGAAATGATGAAGCTAAGACCAATAGTTGTAAATCAAGATATGATGGTACTTGGTGGTAACATGAGATTAAAAGCTTGTAAAGAAGCTGGATTAAAAGAAGTTTACATTATAAAAGCAACAGAATTAACATTAGAGCAACAGAATGAATTTATCATTAAAGATAATGTAAGTTTTGGAGAATGGTCATGGGAAAGTTTAGCTAATGAATGGAACATCGAAGAATTAGAAGCGTGGGGGGTGGATGTTCCGTCATTTGCACCCGAAATTGATTATGATATTTTAAACGATGACGATGTTTCAAGTGAATTAGAAGATATGACCAACGGAGTAAAGAAAGCTATTCAGATTGAATTTGAAGCTGAACACTACGAAGATGCTTACGCACTTGTAAAGTTTTGGAGAGATGAAGGTGCTTACGTTGGAGGTATTATTATGGAATATTTAAAAGCTGAAAAAGATAAGTTATGATTTGTTTTATACCAACAAAATGGCGTTTAAACACAAAAACATATAAATTATTTCAAGATGTTGGTATTGAATTTAAACACTTTATTGAACCTCAAGAAATAGAAAAATATCAAGTACCTAACAAAGTATCTATTTTAGAAAACGATAAGGGTATAGGATACGTAAGAAACTTTATGTTAAATTACGCAAAAGAAAACAATTATGATTGGGTTTTAATTTGTGATGACGATGTTACTTCTTTTGGTGTTTATAAAGGAAAAACAATAAAACAAGATGCTTCGATTTGGTTTAATATTTTAGAAAAAGCGAAAAAATTACCTTTTGAATTAATAGGAATAAATTACACTCAACACGCTTGGCACGAAAAAACAAGTTATTCTATAAATAAAAAGTTTGCAGAGGTTTGTGTTTTAATGAATGTGTCAAAAATAAAATGGAATTATAGACCTGAATTTAATTTAAAAGAAGATAGAGATTTCGCTTTACAAACAATTAAAAATGGCAACGGAATTTTAAGGTTTAATCATTTTTGGTTTTCGTGTCCTGATGTTGGATCTAATTCAGGAGGTTTACAAAACGAATACAAAGCAAAGAAAGATGAAGAAAGTGCTAAAAAAATGTGCTACGAATGGCATCCATTTGTTACCTTAAAAAATAAAGGCGAAAGAAAAGATATGAAAACAAATATTAAAGCACTTGCAACTCATTATAAAAAAACAGTCAAATGAAAAAAGTAGATTTAATCCAAGTAGAACACAATACTAAAATAGCAGATGTTTGTCCATATATTGAGCCAAATATAACAGAAGATTGTATCTTTTATGCTGATGGTGAACCTATAGGGTTTTATATGACTAAAATGCCTGAAAAAATGTGCAAATTAGCAGATTTAGCAGACAAAGAATTTAATTCAAAAAACGTAAATAAAACGTCTTTAGATAGACGACCAACAGATGGGTGGGACGAAGTTAAACAAGTTTGGAAGTACAAAAATGTTGTTAGCCAGATGTCTGCAATTTTAGGAAGTGTGCCACCTAAAGCTCATATGAGAAGACCGTACCCTACAATTTCATCTGTTCACGAAAATAAAAAATCACAAACTTTTATAAAAGCAATGTTGCTTTTAGCAAAAGAAAGCGAACTCTTAATTAAAGAAATACTTCCAAAACAATACGACCAACAAATTGAATTATTTAAAGATGTGCCAGAAAAATGGAGGTTTGCAAACCTATTTACAAGTTCAATTTCAAACTATAATATTTCAGCACCGTTCCATAGAGACACTGGCAATATAGTTGGAGCAGTAAACGTAATAATTTGCAAGAAATTCAATTCAAAAGGTGGCGATTTACATATCCCTGATTACAACGCAACGATAGGGCAACAAGACAATTCAATATTGGTTTACCCAGCGTGGCGAAACGTTCACGGAGTTACGCCAATAATACCTACCTTTGACGGAGGTTATAGAAATTCATTAATATTCTACCCACTAAAAGCATTTAAAGGAATTGAATAATGGCATTTTAAGAAAAGTTAAAAAAGTGAAAGAAAAAATAAAAGTCGGTAGTCAATTTTCTGGCGTAGGAGTATTAGTAGGTATTTTAGAACCAATAGTTAAAATATTAAACAATAGATAAGCAACAATAATAAAAAAAGTGCAAAACCTCATTTAGCAAAAATAATGCTTAAATGGGGGTTTTTAGTGATTATACTAGTCAAAAAAGTGACATATTCCAAAAAAGGGACATGATAAATGTACACTAACTGTAAAAAGTAAAAAAGTGACATTAAAAAAAGTGCCAAATATTTGTATCTTTGAATATGGCTACGAACAAAGAATTATTCGAGATGAGGGCTTACTACGAAAACCACGATAGTAAGAAGGACACCGTAATTTTTAAAAGTATGGAGTCAAAATTTAACTGCTCTTATAGAACTTTAAAAAGGTATAAAAAAGAATACGGTTGGAGCAATAAGATTAAGAACGGACAAAAGAGTAGTGAGCCTTATCCAGAAGTAGTTAAAGAAGAAATAGTCATATCACAACCAAAGGAAAGCAAAAAAAAGGAAAAGGCAAGAGATACTTTTATTCCTAATCAAGCTAGGTTAAACAGAATTAAGTCTTTAGGTAATAGGTCAAAGGATGATAATAGCGAGATAAGGCTTGATATGATTTCCGAAATGCTACTCCAAGGAGCAAGACCAATAGACATCAAGCATTTTATTAAGAAAGAGCATTTAAACATCTCAGAACCTAATAACATTTGGAAAGGGTATTCGTTTGAAGTAGACTTTCCAGAGGATATTAAAATAGTAAGAGATAGAATGATTAACTCCTATAAGCTTGATATTGAGATGGAAGAAGCTCTTTATATGCAAAGGAATCATTTACTTTTTGCTAAAGCTCTTAAAGCAGAAGCATATCTAGTAGCGATTAAGATTGAAAACGATAGAGTAGCACACATCGAAAAGTTTAGAGGAACTACACTTATCGACAAGTTAAAGAAAACACAAAACGAACTACATCTGACAGAAGCACAGATGCTAAAACTTATAGATGATGTTAGAAGCCGACAATCTGAGCCTATCCCCGACTGAAACAACAGAGGTTCTTCATAAGCATTTAAGCAATCTACAAGTAGAACTTTATAGAAGAAGACCTGATTTGTGGCTTGAAGAACGATTTGGAGAGGACATGAAAACATTGTTTTGGGACAGGTATGACGAATATAAAGACCATAAATGGGACGGTGATCCGAATCCGTTTTGGAAAATGTTTAGGCAGATTGCTATAAACGATAAATACAATAGGTTTATAGGAATAGAGAGTGCGACATCTTGCGGTAAGACTTATGTATTGGCTAGGCTTATTTATTGGTTTTTAGACTGCTTTGAGGGTTCGACGGTAGTAACAACAGCACCAACTAAACAACAGCTTGAAACGGTTCTTTGGGGAGAAATCAGAAAAGCATTCCCTAAATTCAGAAGATTAAGACCAAAAGCAGAGATATACAATTGCCGTATTTATCCAGAAGGAAATGGCGGATTGAACAATACAGACTTAGAAGATGAAAACTTGAATGGTAAGTGGATTTGCTACGGAAAGACCGCTGGTATATCAGCTAATGAAGATTCTAGTGTTCACTTTCAAGGTATTCATGCCGAATACTTACTAATAGTAGTTGAAGAATGTGCTGGAGTTCACAAGGCTATTATCAAAGCTTTAGAAAATACAGCAACTGGAGATAACAACTACATTGTAGCAGTTGGAAACCCGAACTCGGTAACTGATCCGCTTCATCAATTTTGCGAATATGATTCTGTTACAAGTATTCGTATTAGTTCTTTGGACCACCCAAACATTGTGCGACAAAAGAGCTTTATTCCAGGAGCTGTAACCGAAAGTTCAATTGATTTCAGAAAAAAAGAGTATGGAGAAAGCTCAGATTTTTATAAATCTAGGATTAGAGGAATAGCACCTGCTCAATCAAGTGATTCGTTGATAAGATATGAATGGATAGCTAGTTGCTGTATATTTAAGTCTCAGTATGATGAATTAGAGCCTATTAAAGAAGACTTTAGGTCATTTAATGCAGTAGGTATTGACGTAGCCAATTCAGAAGAAGGAGACAAGGCTTGTATAGCTTGGGGTCGTGGTAATCAATTACAACTTATACAAGAGTTTCATTGTAAGAATGCTAATGATTTAGCATTGAACGTAATAAAAGATGATGATTGGCTTATTAGCAGAGGAAAAAACGTCTACAATACCGAAAAGCTTAAAAACTTTGGAATATTAGAAAGACATATTGGAGTTGATGCTGTAGGAGTAGGAGCTGGAACTGTTAATACTTTCGACGATCATAACATAAATGTAAAATCATTACAAGGTGGTCAAGATGTTGACGCTATTATCAAAGACGAAGCAACTGGGAAGCCTTTATATACATTTCAGTCATTACGGTCACAGATGTACTTTACATTCGCTAGGGAGCTTCAAAAAAGGGAAATAATCATAACTATATCAGACATTGTGGTTTTGAATAAGTTAATCAAAGAAGCTACAGTACCAAAATTGTTAAGCGGTGGAACTTCTATAGCGGTTGAAGGCAAAGAACACATTAAAAAGAGATTAGGACACTCACCAAACGTTTTAGATTCTGCGGTGTATTGGAACTGGGTAAGAAAAGATAGAAGTGGGGAATATGTAGATGTGATGTTTATGTGATAGGAATATAATATTTCAAAGACTTGTATTGAATATATGGAGCTTTAGACAAAAAATAATAGGACTATTTAAATAAATAAGATATAATTTAAAACTTTTATTTGTTTATTAAAAAACAATCAAGTATATTTGTATTAACAAAAACAAAAACAAAAACAATCATGTACACAATAGAAGACATAAGAAATAAAAAAGTAGCTATTCACAATGATAGCACTTTAGAGGAGCTGAAAGAGGTTTTAAGGGTTGCTTTTCCAAAGGATTTATGTGAAATACTTGGTGTGCAAGAGTATTACTTTGCCCACCGTCATGATTTACATCATCGGGAATGCTCAAGCAAAAAGCCAAAAATCCCAATCCAATCAGTTAAGGATTTCATAAAACAAATTAGAGGAGAAGAAATGAAAGACAAACAAGAATACGAGTTAGTAGATTTTAAAATCGAAGACTTGAAAGAAGGGAGTATGATTGAAAGTACACCGTTAAATACAACATATGAGGTTCAAGGCATTGTAGGTCGGTTAATTCTTTCTATAGTTTCATTCCCAAATGAAACAAAGGGAATGATAAGAACTAATTCTATAGATAATATTAAAATACAAGGATTCAAACTACAAGTACCAAAACTAAAAATAGAAAAGATTCAAGGCTTTGAAGTTAGAGAATATCCTGAGTTGCCTTTGGTTGAGGTTAGTGATGATAAGGAATTTCCAGAAAGTAACAGTTATATTGCAGAGTTAATAGAAGTTGAATCAACTAAACAAGGAGCTGTGTTTATGACAATAAATAGTGGTGAATATAGATACTGCCGACCTGTTCCAAAAGACAAAAGAAACTTTATTAATTTTGAAGAATAAGTAAACATTCACCCCTAAGCGAGAAGCTGAACTCTATGTAAGAGATGGGTTATAAGTACAGCACAAGAGTTAGGTCAGGTAGGAATCCTGATAATAAAAGATGTTCACCCTAATGAGTGCTTAATTGATGATGTGTCGGAATGGTAGACGTAGGTAATAATCGGCAACTAAGATGATACACCCAGTTGCGTGCAGGTTCGAGTCCTGCCATCTAAAATAAGGAGTTCGATTAGGTTCGACTCCTTATTTTTACTATATTTGAATCGTTAAACATGTGACTCAGCAACAGCCAGACGTCCAAATCTTGGGCTGTTTGCTTTTAAAAAATTAAAGACTGTTTTTGTTTACTTTTTGCAAGTGGGAGTTGTTAACCCACTTTTTTTATGTCAAAAATAAAATAAAAACAATTAGGTTTTTAAAAAACAATTATATACATTTGTTACAATAAAGAAAAACTTTAACAGAAAACAATGAAAAACAAGCTTAAAAAATACGGAATAGTAGAGAAGTTCACGAAGACGGAAACACTAATAACATTGCAGTTAAGTGGTGTTTGGAAGTCAAACTCTGATAATTTAAAAGAGGTTATCAAAATAGTAAAAGATGGAGACAACGGTTTTCAGTATGTCAAATCGTGCCAATCTTCAAATGGTAGCTTGTTCTTAGAGCTTGAAAAGAAGTTGTGAATTGAAAAAATATAAACAACATGGGACTAGTAGAAATATCAAAGAGAGTGGCTACTGTATTAACAGATAAGCCTAAAGCAAGAGACAATGACAATATGCTTTGCAGTCTTATATGGTGGCAAGATCTAAAAGACATAGGATTGAACCCTATAGATATGTCAGCAAAAGAGTTGTTAATGTACTACACCGATAAGAGACTTACAAGCTCTGAATCTATATGTAGAGCCAGGAGAAAGTTACAAGAAGAATATCCAGAGTTTTTAGGTGTTGTAACTAGAGGAAAGAAAAAAAAGCTTGAAGAACAAGTTAAAGAAGACCTTAAGCAAATATAATGGTTCATAAGGTATTAAAAGTATTTCGTCAGAATCCAGAGCGTGTATTTATTCCAAGTGAGATTGGGATAATGATTGGTAAGAGCATTAACAATGCAAATCAAGCTGTAAGGTTGCCTATTAAGAAATTATTGGGTGTTGGGTTCATTACTCAGATTAAAGTAGGTAATAGGGTCGCCTATAAGTTTAATCCAGATGGTTATTTGGAAATGTTAGATTTAGATTAATGACATTAGTATCATCACAGGTAATATGGGATTCATACCCAGATAAAACTACTTACAAATGGCTGAGTAGCGGTATTCACATTTACAATGTTTTAAAACGCTTAGAGCAGGATAATGAACGAGCAAGAAAAGATAAACAGAACGAAAGAGTGTCCAAGGTGCAAAGGAAAAGGTAGCATAGTCCTAGCAAAGAAAAGAAGTCTTAGCCAAAACAGATATTATTGGGGTGTGTTGATACTGCTTATATCTACAGAAATAGGAGAGGACAAAGACACAACACATGAAATTCTAAAGTATAAATTCAACTCAAGGAAAAAGATACTCCCAGATCAAAGTTGCGTTATGGTAGGAGTAAGCACTTCGGACTTAGATACTAAATCATTTGAGCAGTTCTTAGAAGTGTGTAGGGCATGGAGTAGAGACTTTCTTAATTGTCATATACCAGTACCTAATGAGGTTACAGAAGAAATGATGTTAGAATATGAGAAATCATACAATAGTCTATTTTATTAAACAATAAAAACAAAAAAATAAATGGGGAAATTCGCAAGGATAATAGAACTTGAAAACGGTGAGCAAGTTCTATTGAAAAAAGTGCAAGGTGAAGATGAAGCACCTTTTGAATTGAAAGTAACAACAGAAATAGAAGAATGCGAAGTATCTATAACGCTTGGATATAAAAACAAGGAGTTAATGGATTCAGAGTTTGACAGTTACACAGAAGAAAAAGCAATTAAGTTTCGTAAAGGAATTGAAGCTGAATTTTTCAGTTAGGAAAACATAAAAAAATAAATAGACAAAACCCGTTAAGAACAGATAAAACTAATCTTAACGGGTTTATTTTTATAAAACATTTTGTTTTTTAAAAAACATTTTGTAAGTTTGTAACAACAAAGACAAACAAAACAGAAACGAAACGATATTATGAAAGCAATAACATTTACAACTCCAAAAAACGAAAACTTTTCAGTATATGGATTAGGAACATCTAAAGTTGTCTCGGCTATTAGAGATAATAAAGAGGTTCTTTGTTTAGTAGGTGAGGATTTTGCTTATCGACCTATAGGAGGTAGAAAAGTTTTGAAGAACATCATAGATACTTGTATAGAGGGTGTAACTTATTACTGGAAAGCACTGTAATGAGTTACGCAATAGAGGTTTTAACCAAAGAAAATGATTTGATTTTAAAAGCTTTAAAAGAGACTAAAGCATGGGGAAACTATCCAGAAGCTTATAAAAGGCAGATGAAAAAATCAAACGAATTAATAGAAGCTATTAATAAATTAACAAAATGAATAAAATACTAAACAAAAACAGACATGCAAAAAGAGAACAGAATACAAACAGCAAGGAGACTATACCTAGATGGACAGTTTAAAAAAGCCTTAGCGATTATAGTAACATTTAGAATAGGATTCACCAAAGACGACATTAGAAGCATGGAGATAGCCTACGAAAGTCTGATGGGTAAAAGAGATTTCTATGAGAAGTTAGAAATAGACATTGAGGATCATATCCAAAAGTGCAAAGAGTTGTTTGAAACAAAAATTTTATCTAAGTAGAATCATGGTAGCATTAACAGACAGAGAAATTGAAGAAAAGCTTATCGACAAAG